ATCCAGGTGCCTGCTCCGAAGCCCGCGCCGCTCGTCGAGGAACCGATGTACACGGGCGGCCTCAGCGAGGAGCAACAGGCATGGGTCAACGCCGCGGCGAGCGCGGGCATGAGTCCCGTGGACATCCACCGGGGGCTCCTCGCGGGAGCCGGCCAGACGCTCAACCCGCAGGTGTAGCTCTAGACAAACGGGCTCTCGGGGACATCCTGATCTCCGATGGCCTCTCTGTCCGTCACCGGCATCCCGGAGCCCGCCGCCAAAGGCCCATCGGTCTTCACGCGCCGCGATCTGTCCGATGGCGACGCCATGGCGCTCCTCAACAAGTACTACAGCGACGATCACCGGGACCTTGCCAAGCACGTCTTCGAGCGGCAGTGGTTCATCAACGTGGCCTTCCTCCTGGGCTACCAGAACCTCCGATGGTCCGGCACGCTTCAGTCCCTCGAAGTCCAGCCGCTCCCCCTCGCCAAGCGCCGGTATGTCGCCAACCGCATCCTGCCGATGGTCAACCGGCAGTCCAGCAAGCTCACGGCCTCCCCGATCACCTGGAAGGTCGATCCGATGACCCCAGACATCGCAGATGTGCGGGGCTCCCAGGTCGCCGAGTCCGTGCTCTTCGGCAAGCAGCGGGCCTGGGGCATCCCCAAGTCGCGCGTGGAAGCGGCGCTCTGGGCCTGCATCAACGGCACGGGCTTCTACAAGGTGGCGTGGAATCCCTGGGCCAAGGGCACGCGGCGCACCTACTTCGATCCCATCCACAGGACGGAGATCCCGCCCGACAAGCTCGATCCCCAGAGCAAGGAACTCCTGGAGAAGCACGGTTGGTTCAAGGACAGCGCGGATGGCGACATCGAGGTCTCAGCGCCGTCGCCCTTTGAAATCTTCATCCCACACCTGATCGCCGGGAACGACCTCGACTCCTGCCCGTGGCTCGTCCACACCAAGCAGTACCCCATCACCGAGGCGTACAACCGCTTCGGGGATTCCAAGAACATCGACCTCATCCGGCCCGAGCGGGACCTCGGCCTGCACGTCTACTTCCAGCGCCGGATCAAGACGCTCGTGGCGATGTTCGGGTACTTCACGTCGATCGAGGACAAGCGCGAGGACGAGGTGGTCACGATCCGCGAACTCTGGATCCCGCCTTCCCGACTCTGGCCCAACGGCCGCCGCGTCGTGGCCACGCGCGATCAGATCCTCGTGAACGAGCCGCATCCCTACAAGGACATGGGGATCCGGTTCCCGTTCATCAAGCAGGACTACTTCACGATCCCCAGCCGCTTCTGGGCGAAGGGCGTCGTCGAGGAACTCCTCCAGCCGCAGATCGAGTACAACCGGAGCCGGACGATCTACCACCAGATCCGGGACCTCACAGGGTCCCCGAAGATGCTCTCGCCCAAGGGCTCCATGATCGGTCCGGTGACCGACCAGCCCGGCCAGATCATCCAGTACAACCCGCAGTTCCCGCCCCCGAGTGTCCTCCAGATCCAGACCGATCACGCGCTCCACCAGGGGATCAGCCAGGGTCTCGTGGACGACTTCGCGACGCTGGGGATGCAGCAGGAAGCGACCCAGGCCCAGGCGCCCCCGGGTGTGAAGAGCGGCATCGCGCTTGCCCGGCTCCAGGAGCAGGACGACCGCGCCATCGCGCAAGCCGTCAAGGGACTGGAGAACGCCATGGAGAGCCTGGGATCCATGTGCCTCCAGTTCGCGGAGAAGTACTACACGGCTCGGCAGGTGATCGCACTCCACGGGATGGACCGATTCCAGGACGTGCTCTACTTCAAGGGGAGCGACATCCGCGGCAACACGCGCGTCGTGATCCGGGAAGGCTCGCTCATGCCACGGTCTCCGTCCGTGGACGTGGCGCGCGTGGGCGAGGCGGTCCAGATGGGTGCGCTCAACCCGATGAACCCCGTCCACCAGCGGCTCATCCTGGGAACCATGCGAACCCAGAACGCGGAGCCGCTCTTCGCGCACCTGGAGGCCGACGAGCGCAGGAGCGAGATCGAGAACGAGAAGTTCACGCGGTGGCCGCCGCCCAAGGAAGGCTACCCGCAGGTCCGGGACTTCGACGACCACTCGGTCCACAAGGACATCCACGACCGCTTCCGGAAGAGCGACAGGTACGAGTTGCTCCCGCCGATCCTGAAGCAGGCGATCGACGCGCACGTGTCGATTCACGAGCAGTTCCTCCAGCAAGCCATGATGGCCCAGATGCAGATGAGTGCGATGCAGCGCGGGAAGCCCGGCCAGAAGGGACAGCCCAGCGAGGCACGCCAGACCCAGGAAACGCCGGGGCAGATGGCCCCTGAAGAGGCAGCATGACCGCCAAGCAAGAAGCGAAGACGTTCGATCCCGGCACCGCCAGCGCCGCCGATGTGCAGAAGTTCCTCTCGGGGCTTCGGCCGGAGGTGCGCGCCACCGCCGAGGAGACGCTCGGCACGGTGCTCCCGAACATCCCAGAAGGTGCCACCGAAGAGCCGAGGACCGTCGCGCTCCGGTGCGGACAGTGCAACAAGGAGGCCCTGGAGTTCCTGGGATCCGCGTGGCGCGTGCCGCAGGCGGATGGGACCGTGAAGTGGGCGTCCCGGCCCCAGGCTGGCCAGCCGATCGCAGAGATGCGGTGGATCCAGGACAAGGGGCGCTACAAGTCGAGACGGCGCAGTGAACCTGTCTGCCAGCACTGCGGCAACGCGGTTCCGCTCGGGGACAACGGCGGCATCCGAGTGGACTTCCTCGTGCGGACGGCAGCCTGGAACCATGCGAAGACCGCGGCTGCCGCGGCCATGGCCGGCAGGAAGAAGAAGCGCAACTACGACAAGGACGTGGGGTTCTCGGACGAGAGCATGGAGTACGCGCAGGGTGGTCCCCCCGTGGAGGAACGCACCAATGGCTGAGGAGAAGATCGAGTTCCAGTGGAAGGATCTTCCGCCGGAGATGAAGCCGTTCGTCCTCGCGGGGCTGGAAGCCCAGGAGCGGGCTGCCGCGGAGAAAGCCTCCCAGGAGGAACATAGGCGTGGCCAGGCGCCGTGGAAGACGATTTTTCGTGGACAGGAGCCCTTGACACGTTCTGACGGAACCACAGGCTTGAGGACGTACATGGATCCGAGCGGCAGTCCCGCCCGGGTCCGACACCTTCCGAACTTGTTCCCACGGGAACCGAGGTACGACTGACATGGACGGCGACTACACGAGCCACGCGGACACGAGCGGGATGAAGAAGACCCACGCCATCGAGGGGAACCCGGCGGGCCGCAAGGAGCCCTATGGGGGCGGAACCAGCAAGTCGAGCGGCGGGGAGAAGGCGCTGGCGGGAGAGGCTTCCAAGGGAAGCGGCAAGCACTCAGGGAAGAACGTCAGCTCCCCGATGTCCTCTTCGAAGGACTGATCCGTGACGCTGGACACGATGGTCGATCAGGAGAAGCTGGCTGAGGCGGGCAAGATGCTCGCCACGAAGTCGGCGTTCATCCGGAGTGCGGCCAAGGTGTCCGGCAAGGACTACGCGACCGAATCACCGCCCGAGAAGGCCACGCAGAGCGAGGCCGAAGGACGGGCATTGAGCGGGGGATCGGTTCCTCCGCAGGCAAGGACGGAGCCTGCAATCCCGTCAGGGCCGGTGTCAGGAGAGCCCGGAAGGGCTGTGCCTGAAACACCGTCCGCCGAGCCTGCTCGCGTTTCCGAGCCGTCTGCCAAGCCCGAGGTCGTGCCCGCCACCCAGCGGATCACGATCAACGGCAAAGAGGTGGACGTTCCCCGGGAGCATGTGGAGCAGATCCTCGGAAAGGCCCAGACTGCGGCGCCCGCGGCGCCAGCGGGGTTCCACCCGTTGGCGACGGCAGCGGAGTTGCGGCGATGGGCCGAGAACGAAGCGAGTCCGGAAGAGCTTGCAGCCTTCATGGCTCTCATGGGGAAGGGAACGCAGCCGGCGCAAGCAGAGCGGCAGACGCCCCAACCCCAGGAGGACTACGAGGCTGCTCCCCGCCAGACCGCTCCGCCCGACTACGCGCAGCTTCAGAAGCAGGTCGCCGAACTGACGGCCCGCGAGACGATGCGCGTACGACAGGCGGAAGCGGCCCAGCAAGAGCGATGGCTCGACTCCCAGCTCGCGAAGTACCCCGTCTTCAAGGACGAGGCCATTCGCAGCCTGGGAAAGAACGCCATCGTGGGGACGCTCACCGCGAACCCGCGCCTCAACCCTGTCCAGGTCATCGCGGAGCACGCCGCGCAGTACCAGGCATGGGTGAGGAGCGTGGCCCGCGAGGAGCAGGTGGCTTCCGCGAGGGCTCCTTCTTCTCCCCGGACGGTGGCGCCCCCCGGAGGCTCAGCCTCACGGGGTGGATCGCCAGCGGTTCCAGAACGATCTGGAGCTACGACCGCTGGCAAGCTCTCACCGGCTGACGCGCTCCTCTCGGGGGCAATCCACCGAGAGGTCGCACAAGCCTTCAGAACCCGCCAGCGCGCGTAGCTAGCGGGGGGTCCGCCCCCGCAAGGCTGCGAGCGTGGTAGTTGACACTGCATCCCCGGTAGACCTCGCGTTCTTCAACGCGATCCTGAAGGACTACTACATCGGTCCCATCCGGGACGTTCTGAACTCCAAGACGATCCTGCTCAAGCGGCTCGCCCGCGACGAGGAGAACATCTCCGGCCGGCAGGAGCTGATCCCGATCAACATCGCCAGGAACGAAGGGATCGGCTTCATCACCGACGGCGCGCAGCTCCCCAACCCGGGGCGGCAGCGGTTCGGGGACCTCGCGATCCCCATGAAGTTCGGCTACGGCAGGATCCTCTTCACGGGTCCGACCGTGGCGGCCTCTCGCAACAGCGACGGCGCCTTCGCGCGGGTCGTGGACACGGAGATCAAGGGGATCGTCCGGGACCTGAAGAACGAGTGGAACCGGATCCTGTTCGGGGACGGCACGGGGCGCATCGCCCAGGTGACCGCGATCCCGGCGGCGGCATCCACGACCTACACCGTGAACAACCCGGGCGGCTTCGCGAACCCTGGGCCGGGTGTGCAGTACCTCCGGCCCGGGATGATCGTGGGGCTCTTCAACGAGGTCACGGGGGCGCTCCGGGGTTCGGCGACGATCAACTCGGTCGATGCGCTGAACCAGACGATCACGCTCTCCTCGGTGATCGCGGGCGGGCTGGTGGAGGACTACTTCTACCGCGTGTCCGATGACACCGCGGGCGTCGGGTCTTCGCTTCCGGCCGGCTCCTGGGGCTACTTCAACGAGCCCACGGGCCTCGCGGGCGCGATCACCAACGTCAACCTGCCCGGCCCCTCGGGCACCACGCGCTTCTACGAGACGATCGACGCCTCCGCGACGGCCGTGTGGAATGCCCCGGTCCTCGGCAACTCGGGCGTGCCGGTGCCGCTGGACCTGGACATCCTCCAGGCCGGAGAGGACGCCGCCGGTCAAGCGGGCGATGGCCGACCCACGATCTGGTTCGGATCGTTCGGGCTTCGCCGGGCGCTGATGAACCTCCTGCTCACGGAGCGGCGGTTCGTCAACACCACCAAGCTCGAAGGCGGGTGGTCCGCTCTCGACTGGAACGACACTCCCTTCGTCGCCGACAAGGACATGGCGTGGGGCAGGATCTACGGGATCGACGAGGACGTGTTCGCCATCTACCAGATGAGCCCGATCTTCTGGGTGGACGACGACGGGCACATCCTCTTCCGGACCCAGGACAAGCACAGCTTCCAGGCGCTGCTCGCGGCGTTCTGGGAGCTGGGATGCCACGGTCGGAACCGGAGCGTCCAGATCGCAGACATCACGGATCCGCTGTGAGCAAGGAGCACTGAACATGCCTCTCGTCCCTTCTGAGTTCAGCAAGCGGTACAACCCCGCGCAGAACATCAAGACGCTCTGGATGCCGTTCCTGGAGAGCCAGGGGAGCGCGGTTCCCATCCAACTCGTCAACTCGCAAGTCCTCAACGGGATCGCGGTGGGTTCCTCGATCGCGATCGCCCAGCAGTGGTTCCGGGATCCCGGCGCTCGTTGCCTCACGGTCTCGATGGTCAAGGGCACCGGGGTGGGCGGCTACAGCGTCAGGCTCACGGGCCACAACGCATGGGGCGCGGTCATCACCGAGGACGTGGCGTTCGGGTCGCAGGCGGCATCCACGACCTACCACATGTTCACGAGGAATGCGTTCCTCGACCTGACCTCGGTGGTTCTGACGGCCGCAGTCGGGACCGCAGGAACGGACAGGCTGGACATCGGCGTGACGTGCATCGTGGGCGACATCGCCGGGACGGTGGTGCTCACCAACGGCGCGAATGCGCTCCAGTACAAGGGCGTCGGCCTTCCGATGCCGGTCGGCAGCGTGGGCACGACTCCGGCTGGCGCCGCGGATACCACGTTCACATCCGAGATCCGGATCGTGACGTTCTCGGATGCCATGATCCTGACCAAGCCGGCCTCCTTCGTCGTGGACGCGGCCTACTCGGTCATCATCGACACGGCCTCGACGTTCGTGCCGCTCACGGGTTCGGGCGTCCGCGGGATCTACCTCTACGTCCAGAGCAACGCGGGGGAGTGAGGTAGGCCATGGTCTACGTCTACCAGGCCGGGGGCAGCTCGCCGCGGATCCCGTACGACTTCGTGCCGTTCTACATCAAGGACAACGTGGCCTTGATCGTCAAGGGTGCAACCACTGCCGCCCAAGGCTCAGACCTCTCTTCGGGACCCGCCGTTGGCGCCAACTTCACCCTGGAGACCGACCAGATCGATGACGGTTGTGCCAGGATCTTGACCGTCACCAACACGAACGCTGGAGGTGGCGGCAACCGTGGCCCCATCATCCGCATCCGTGGAATCAACCAGTTTGGCATGAACGTCGAGGAGACTCTGACCTTTGCGGCGCACGCGGGCGGTGCTGCGACCTACATGCACACGCTCAACGCGTACACTGCCATCGACTCCGTGAACTTCGTCGGGATGACCGGGACGGCGGGCGTAGACACCCTGAAGGTGGGCATCGTCACCCTGGCGGCAACCCTGCCGACAGGAACTCTGGATACGGCCAACGGTGCCGCGGCAGGGCGCTACAAGGGCATCGGCCTTCCTGTCCCGTTGTCGCCGGCCGATGGGACCAACCTCGTTGCGGCGGCCTCCTTTCCCACGCAACTCCAGGGCGTGTCACATGCGCTGGATGTGGCTATTCCGTCGATGCTCGGTCCCGTCCTGATCGTCCGAACGACGCCCTTCCTGATCGACACGACGTACCAGGTCTACGTGCCCCAGGAGGCCACCGACACGATCACGCACGCGACTGGTGCGGCCAAGACCTGCGGCTTCTCGCTCCAGCTCTACTCGAACAACCGGCGCAACGATCTTCTGTCCCCCTCCGCGCCCGGCATCCCGCCTATTCCGGTCGGGGGAACCTGAAAGGATCTGACTCATGGGTAACTACCTGGACCGCCGCCAAGCCAACAGCCAGAACGAGGGCGGCAACGGCATCCGCGAGGTGGACTTGGCCGAGTACGCGGCTGGCCGGATGGCCTCCATCTTCCACTACTACGGATACGCGGCCACGGGCGACAGCGATGCGAGCGGAAACGACGGTGCATCGGTCTACCGTCGCACTGGACTCGACACTCCGGCCCTTCCCTACTCGGTTCCCATCAACGCGGCGAAGCCCGGCAATGCCATGGCCCGCGTGTACTGGCTCGTCACAGATGCCACGGCCGGCAACCGCAGTCTGTCCCTCTCGTTCTACGGGCACAACCAGTTCGGGAATCCGGTTCGAGAAGACGTGACCTTCACGAACGTGCCTCCGTCCACGAATCCGGCGACCACGAACTTCGTGGGCGGAGTCCTCACTCCGGTGGGTTCCCTGGCTCAGGTCTTGGGCACGCGCATCTTCATGCGGGTGACGGGATGCGTTATCACGAGCCGCACCAACATCGCTCCAGGGGACAGGCTGACCGTGTTCGCTTCGGCTTCTCTGAACCCGATCTTCGGCCTTCCCATCCGCAGCCTCGCTGGCCAGAAGACCGACACGAACATCTACCAGGCTGGGGACACCTACGACGTTCTTGCGGCAAACATCGCCAACTCACTCCTGACCGGATTCGGGTACGGATGCATCAATCTGATGCAGCAGGGTGCCGTGCTCTCCCAAGTCAACCCGGCTGACTACAGCCTCCAGTTCTTCCGTGGCACCGCGGGCGGGAGTGTGACGGACCCATACAACCTGGGTCTCCAGGACATCCTCGGAGGCTCCCTGAACGTCATCTGCCGCACGACGCGATCCGCTGGACGGCCGATCAAGAAGTTCGGCTACAACGCCGTCAAGTCGTGGTGAGATGCGGACACCGCCCCATCTTCAGAGTGCGATCGACCACCGATTCCCGGGGGTCTCGCTTCGCTGGCAGCCGGGGATGCGGCGGTTCACGCTCCTCTACAAGAACCCCCGCACCGGCCGCTTCGCGCTGGTGAAGACGCTGAAGGACGAGCGCGGCGGCTTCGTCCATCCGAACCTCTACAACACTCTAGGCTGGCTCGCCCTGCACGATCAGAGCGCCCTCCGAAACCACTGGCAAGTGCAGGGATTCCTGGACAGCATGGACCAGGAACGGGTGGCAGTGGAGGCGGCGGAGGATGCTCATCACTCCGACCTCGTGCGGAGCGAGCTGGCCCCTCGGCTGAAGTTCATCCTGCCGAAGATCATTGGCCGGGGGTAAGCCATGAGTGCGCCGATCAGCGCGCAAGCCATGGTGCCGCTCGTCGCCGCGAAGATCGACAACCGGGCGCTGCGGACGTGGAGCCCCACGCAGACGCTCGCCGCGATCGACGCGGCGACCCAGGCACTGGTGATCCTGGAAGGGGAGCAGAAGAAGGACCACGAACTCGACTACATGGACCTCGTGGTGGCCACGGAGACGGCCGCGGGGCGCATGGGGCTCATGGGGCAGGACATCCTGGAGTGGCGGCTGCCGGAGATCATCCGGCGGCTCCGGCTGATCGAGGACACCACGGATCCCAACGCGCCCCGGGAGATCCCCTTCTCGCCCCTGGAGTTGAAGGAGACCGAGCGGGAGACGCGGTTCCGGAGGACGCTGCACTTCTGGGTGTGGGGCAAGGGGAGCAAGATCCGGCCCCGGGTCGCGTTCGTGGGTGCGCTCAAGGGGGCCCGGACCATCCGGTGCTGGTACGTGCGGCGGTGCGCTCCGCTCCACTACGGCACGGCCAAGTCGGGCCTCATCGGCATCACGGAGACCGCATCCACGAGTGCGCGGATCCAGTTCGACCTGGGAGCGAGCGGAGCGGGCACGATCGTCAATCGGCCGAGTGTCTACGATGGGTCCATGGTCCAGATCGGCACGCTCGCGGGGACCTCGGTCCCCGGTGTGACCGACAGCATCCGCACCCTGAACAACTCGGCTTGGGTCTTCGTGGATCCGGCGGCGGCGGTCCCCGTGCTGACCCACATCTTCGACGAGACGCTCAACGCCCAGACGACCGGGATCCCCACCTATCCCTGCGCGAGCATGTTCTACAGCCTCATCGCGCAGGTCGACCCGGAGCACCACGAGTTGGTGATCCTCATGGCGGCGGTGCGGCAGGCCGAGGAGGCAGGCGCCATGCGGACCCTGGAGATCCTCGGCCCGAAGATGGAGATGCTCCTCTCGCAGTTCGTGTCCACCTCCAGCGCCAGACAGATCCAGGAACCCGAGTTCATCCAGTCCCGCGACATCGACCAGTAGGTGACCCATGACCGCTTCCCTTTCCGCCAACCTCGTGACCCTGCGGATCCAGCCGGCGGCTGGCGTCCGCGTCTTCCTGCCCGGCAAGGGCAATGCGGCCGTGACGGGCACCGCCTTGCAGAGCCGGCCCGGGTTCGTCCAGTCGATCATCGTGGAGACCCCGGACACAAGCGGTCTTGACGTGATCGAGCTGCACGACTTGGCGATCGTGGACACCACGAACCTGCCCACCATCCTCACCGCGGCGAAGGAGATCATCAGACCTTCCGGCGTGCTCGGGCAGAGCAGCTACACGATCCCCGTCCAGGCCAACTTCTACTCCGGGATCGTCGTCATCTGCCGGAACCTTGCCGTCGCCGACGTTGCGATTGTCTACAAGAGCCGCGGCCCGACGGGCAGGGACTCCTTCGTCCAGCGACTCTGATGGTTCACGGCCGGTCGTACACCCAAAAGGGCGACGAGGACTACGTCGCGGAGGTGCGCCCGCCAGTGGGCGGCCTTCAGACGAAGTTCCGGGCGCCCATCGTCCAGGAGGGCCAGAGCCCCGACCTGCTCAACGTGCTCTTCGACAAGAAGAGCGTGCGGCGCCGGGAAGGGTGCGTGCCGATCAACCGCTACCTGCCCGGGAAGAACAGCCTCCGCAACCGCGGGCTCCAGTACCTCGGCAAGGTGGCCAACACCACCCCCCTGAACACGCGGTTCAAGGTCGTTCCGGGTCACGGGTTCATCGGCCACCGACCGCACTTCAACGACTACAACTCGCTGGACGCGGGTGTCACCACGAGCCGGCTGACCGTGTCGTTCCTGGTGACCCCGGAGCCAGGCGGCGACGATCCGTCCGAGATGATCCCGGGGCCGAACGGCGAGACCGCGTCCGCCGAGGAGCTGTGGTTCAAGTACAACGAGAACTCCGCCCAGACTGCCCGGCAGACCTACTCTTACCGGCCGATCCTCAGTAAGGGTCCGCTTCGCGGCACGCGCTTCCTGGACGCGAACAACGATGGCGTCCCCGAGGAGGCTCTTCCCTTCTCGATTTTCGTCTACAACGGCAGCGGAAATGACATCCGGTGGGGTGTCTACATCAGCCAGGCCATCAACGGAGCAACTGGCGATTCTCCGACACTGCTCACCTCGACGGCCTCTGGAGTCAATGACAGTCTCGGCCAGCCGAATGTGACCAACCCCAGGCCGCTCCACACGTACCGCCTGACCCTTTCGGTTACGGCAAACTCGGCGGCCGGGGGCACGGCGCGGTTGACGGTGACGGAACTCCGGGGCGATGGCACGATCATTCGGAATGTCTACACGACGGCGCTGACGCGGGAACTCTGGACGAACAGCGGTCCCATCCAGCTTTTCGACATGCCGCGCGCCATCATCGAAGCCCCGGTGGTGCAGGGCGGGCTCGCGATTGGCGCTGGCTACTGGCGTACGGTGCTTCGCTTCGAGGGCAAGCTCCAGGACGTGTCCTTCTGGTCCGTGGACAAGACGGGCAACGGCGCCGACTTCACCTTCGCCGAGTCGATGACGCCGCTGGACCTCACTCAGGCCAACGCGGGGCTGCTCGGCTACTGGGCGCCGGACCCTCAGAGCAACCGGGCGGCGGTGACGTGGGAAGAGGACAAGGTCGTGATCCCCGAGAGCCGGGGCATCGACGCGCCGATCATGCTGGGACCGAACGTGCCGACGTGGCAGCGGGTCAACGGCAAGCCCGGGCTCTACTTCGACGGCCGCACGGCGTACGCGCTTCTTCCGACCTCGATGGGCACGACGTACCCCGGCGGTGCCGGCGGCACGCTGAACCCCGCCTACAACACGCTCTACGTCGGCAACGGCTTTGACTCTCTGGTTCATGGTGCGCTTGTGCCCAACGGCCAGCACTCCATCTCCATGACGTTCATCCCGGACAGCATCGAGGCGCGGTCTGCCGGGGCCGAGGCGAAGGCGCAGACCCTCCTTGCCTGGAAGGGAGTCCTGGAGCTGGCCATCAGCAACCGGGGCAACATCTACTGGGGACCGTACGACGGAGCCGGCGCCATCGCGCTCTTCACCGCAACGGCGGTGACCCCGGGGCAGCGGTACACGCTGCTCTACCGCAGGCAGTCGCAAAACACCGCGGACCTGTACCTGAACGGCGTGCAGATCGCGACGACGGGTGCGCTCGTTGCCTTCCCCGCCACCATTGCCGGTGGCCTGCCTTGCGCAGTCATCGGCACCGACGGTGGGGCAGGCGTCACGCCGGAGTTCATTGGGCTCTCGGACATCGACACGCACTTCGTCGGGCGCATCGAGGACATCCGCATCGCCGGGGGCGTGCTGGATCCGCAGGAGGGGCTCCAGCGGGACCTGGTCCTCTCGGACCTTCAGCTCGGCAGCGCGCGGCTCTGGGCGACCACCGGGGGCAGCGCCACCGTCTCGGCCGTTACGGTGCTGGACCAGCTCACCAAGGGCGGCGTGATCTCGACTGGTGGATGGTGGCTCCTGGCGCCCGGCTGCACGGCTTCGCTGTCGCACCCGCCGTTTCACACGCCGACGCTGATCCGGCCGATGCTCATCAAGGTCGCGGCCACGGGGACCACGCTGACCCTTGCCGCGGTCGCGACCGGGCAGCCCGACGGCTTCAACACGGTCACGCAGCAGTACGCGTTCTGTACGCAGTGCCTCGCGTGGTGGAACTTCGAGCAGAACTGCCTGACCACGAATCAGGAGAGCCGGTACCGGGGAAGCCGCGAGGCAAGCGACGCGACGGTCCGCGTCTACCAGCAGCTCTACGCCGAGAACGACAGGGTCGGATGCTCCATCGGCCTGATCCTGCGCTCCAGGGAGCCGGACATCCAGGCGGTCATCAACGGCACGGTGGTCTTCTCCTGGCTGGAGTCGACTCCGCAGGAAGTGATTCCCAGGTTCGCGGCCGGGCTCGTGCCGGCCCTCCCATCCGACAACCCCGTCACCCTGATCGCGCCCTTCCGCAAGACCGACGGCGGCTTCTACCCCATCGTGGCGGCGGCAACCTCGCTCTACTGGCTCAAGCCTCCCTGGGAGAAGGACGGTCCCTATCCCAAGGCGGTCGAGCCGTCGCCAACGTGCCTCTTCGGGTCAGGTCGGTTCAAGAACCACATCGAGTTCGCGGCGAACACGAAGTGGAACATGAACGCCTCGGGTCTGACCCTGGAGTTCTGGGCCAAGGTGCCGGAGCTTGGCCGGGTCCGCGAGGTGTTCCTCAACTGGGCCGGGACGGCGGACCTGTTCAACCTGCGCGTGCTGATCGGAGCTGACGGCGCGATCCTCGTGGACGGCTACGCGGCCGCTGCGTACTGGCAGGTGCGAACCTCGGCTGTTGCGACCCAGCCCATCCGGGCCGGCGTCTGGCAGTTCGTCACGATCACGATCCACGGCACGACCATCGCAAACGACCGAATCTACGTGAACGGCCAGAGCCAGACGCTCACGACCGTCGGCGCGCACGCAGCGGCCTGGGACGGCGGGACCGGGAAGAAGTGGGTTGCCGGGCATCCCCACGACCTCGGCGTGGCGGCCACCGCGGAGCCGAACATGCCGCTGCCGCTGTTCGGCGACCTTCGGGACTTTCGCATCTCGCTCGGCCAGCGGTACCTCTCGACGGTCCTTGACTTCCCTCCGCCCACGGCCACGCTGGCTGTCGACGCCGCGACGATCACGCTGATCCCCTTCACGGACGGATCCGACCTGCTCGCCACGTCCGTCCCGGGGACCGTGCCGGCAACCGCGCTCACGGCCCACGGCAACATCCGCAATCCGGAGCTGCTCCCGATCCTTGAGGGCTCGCTCCTTGGTTCGCACTCCTCCGCCGCCTACCCGTACGACTGGAACGTTTACCTCGACGCGCTCTACGTGACCAACGGTCTCGGGCCGCCGCTCGCCATCCGGTTCACCGGGCTGAAGAGCGACCTCGCCAAGCGCGGGGCGATCATCGAGCGGCCCTTGCCTTGGGGCTTTGCCGTCTCCCGGATGGGGATCACTCCTCCCGGCAAGGACCCGCCGAACATGGTGGGCAAGGCGGACTCGGCCGGCGGCATCTTCATCCAGGCCACGTACCTGATCGCCGTGACGTTCGTGTCCGAGGACGGCCTGGAGAGCGACCCGATCACATACACGGGGGACCCCGGCGCCCCCGTGAACAAGTGGACCTACCTGGACCTCGTGGGTCTGCCGCGCTCTCTGGAACCGCACGTCGTCACGCGCAACGTCTACCTCGGACAGGTCGCGGCACTCCTCAGCAACCGCCCCGAGAAGACCACCGACAACTTCACCGACGAGGTGGAGATCAGCTCCATCCCCATCGGCCGGTCCGTGGACTTCACCAACGGCGCCCCTCCCCCTGCCCGGTTCATCTCCGCCTCGCGCGGGCGCACCTATCTCGTCGAGACCAACTCCCAGAACGTCAGCCTCTCCGAGCCGCTCCGTCCCGAGAGCCATAGCCGTTCGCTGACGGCCATCGACGAGATCGGACTCCCGTCCCCAGCCGGCAGCTTCGCGACGTTCGTGAAGGAGCACCAGTCCCGGCTCTTCACCGGCAAGCGGGACAGCATCTTCAACCTCGTCCCCGGCCAGGACATCACCAACTTCATCTCCCAGCGGATCAACACGTCCAAGGGGTTCATCTCCGGCCACTCGGTCGTCTCGTGGGAGGACCACTTGTTCGGGCTGTGCCAGAAGGGCGTCCATGCCTTCGACGGCTCGTCCCTGGAGTACATCGCCGAGTCGCTGGAGGGGCTGTGGAGCCAGGTGGACATCTCGCCCGATGGGACACTGCTCCAGCACGGGATCTTCCACGACCCGACGAACCAGTACTGGCTCAGCTTCCGCAGGACGGGCGAGCGGTTCGGGCGGGAGATCGTCGTCTTCGACACGATCATCCGCGACGAGAAGACCGGGCGGTGTCCGTGGAGCCTGCTGAAGACCGTGCGGCACTCCTACATGGAGAGCGTCAACGACGGCTCCAGCTTCGAGCCGCACATCTACCTGGGCACGCCGGAAGGCCAGGTGTTCCTCCTGTTGGCGGGGGGCGTGGACGGGAGCCGGCAACTCAAGGACCCGTCCAGCGCCTCGGTCACCATCCTTTCCGGGACCGCGACGGGCGGGAGCACCACAACGCTGACGCACGCCGGTCCATTCGACACGCTTGGCCACGGCCTCCGTGGGCTCTGGGCCACGGTGACCCACGCCAACGGCACGCGCGAGGAGGCCAGGATCCTGACCAACCCCGGGACGGCGCTGACCTTTGAGAGCCCCCTCGCGGCTCCAGTTGCCAACGGGGATACGTTCGTGGTCGGCGCGTTTGACGCCTACTGGACCTCCGCGTGGCTTCCGCTGACGCGATTCTCGCAGGCCAAGCTCACCCGCTCCGTGGACATCGACTTCGCTCCGCAGGCCGGAACGCTGGAGGTTCGGGTTCTTGAGGGCGGCAACGCGACGATCCTCGCGGACGCCTTCGACTACGACGGTGTTCCCAACAACGACTCGTTCCGATTCGTCATCTCCGACACGAGCACGGGCTACATGACCGAGACGATCCACCTTGCCACGCGCTCGCCGTTCTGGCGGATCTACGTGGGCACGCGGGGGATCAACGCGCCCTTCGAGATGTTCGGGTTCGCGGTTGCCTTCTCCGAGGAGGGGCTGAGGAAGGGAAGGTTCTAGTGGCCCGCGTCGCGCAGCCGATTGAGTTCCTTCCCGCTCCGGGGCGCCGGTTCACGGGCGAGGACATGGCCGTCCAGGGAGGCGACAAGCCCGACATGGTGGGCGCCGAGAACAACGCGCGCATCCGGGACTTCCTCTCCCAGCGGTCGAGCCCCGTGGGGAGCGAGGAGACCGTGGCGCTCGCGGCAGGTGGCGAGATGCTCACGGCCTTTGTCAAGGCATCGGGGATGGCGGATCCGACGAAGGACACGCGCGTCCCGCATCGGCTCGGGCGCGTACCACAGGCGATCATTTACCAGCGCGGCACGGGGACGCTCGGGGACCAGGTGATCGGTGTGCCGGCGGGCGGGGCAACCGCAGGCGGTGGCAACGCGACGCCATGGACTTCCCGCGAGGTGTTCGTACGATCTTCCATCGACCGAGCCTTCACTTTCGCGATCTCGTAGCGAGGTAACTCCAGTGCCGATGCCAAAGGAAAAACACGACAAGGTCATCACCGTGGGCGACGACATCGATGTGCGTTGCAAGATCACCGCGATCGACGCCGTGCAGGGGACCGTGGACCTGACCACGGTGACCGCGAGCGCCCTGGGTGGCGGGACGCAGAACCCGAGGGCGCCCGTGATGACGTTCCTCTCGGTGCCGTTCGGCGCCATCGCGAAGCCGTGAGAGATTGCCAGTGAGTTTCCTCTCCTCGAACATCCTCGGCAGAAAGACGCAAGGCCCCGGGGCTCCGAAGGGTCCTGGCCAGTGGGGCGGCGACGACCCCGAGATGAGGAACCTCGGCGGGATGGCCCCCGGCACGAGCTGGGCGGACATGATGCAGAAGCCCATGGCCGACTGGTCGGGGAGCCCCAACTACAACCAGCCGAAGTGGCTCCAGGAGCACGCGCCGATGCTGGGTGCGAGTCTCCTCCAGAGCAAGGAGTTCAAAGAGGCGACGGATCCGGGCGCGATGACTGCGCAGCCCACGGCGGAGCTGATGCAGGGCACGGAGAGCGCCCTGCGCGGGGCGCGCGGATCGCTGGGGATGCAGGGGCTCACGGCGTCGGGGGCCTACCCGATGCTGGAGGCGCAGATGCGGATGCAGGCAGCGGGCCAGCGGGGATCCATGATGGCGCAGGCGCTCCAGAACAAGTTCGCGATGACCAGCCAGGTGATCCAGGGGTTCGGCCTTGGGACCTACTTCCCGCCGGGAGGCGGGGGTGGCCAATGGGGCCAGATCGCGGGCGGGCTCGGGGCCGGGATCGGATCCTTCGCGGGGAGCTACTTCGGCGGTGGCGGTGGCGGTGGCGGGGGCGGAGGCGGGGTTCCGGCCAGTGCCGCCGCGGGCGCGAAGTACCAGGGCTCCATCCCCGGATTCGGAGGGTAGATCATGGGCCAGTACGCAGGGATCGGAACCGGAGTGGGCGCGGGCATCGGGGCTCTCTTCGGAGGCGTGGGTGCGCCGGTCGGAGCCGCGCTGGGCGGCGCGATCGGCGGAGCCGTCGATGCTTCGCAGGCGCAGAACCACCAGAGCTACCAGAACACGGCCGACATGTTCGGGGGACCCCGGGTGCGGTCCGAGATGCTGGAAGGCCAGGGCTTGAGCAGCGGCGAGGCTCCGGCGGCACAGTCCAGTGTGGGGCCAGACCTCCTCGAGTACCTCAAGGAGATGAAGCCCCACGAGGAGCAGGGAACGCCCTTCGAGCCGTTGGCGACGGGGGCGGCCGGGTTCGGGGCTGACCGGGGGCTTCCGGAAGGCCTGCACAAGTACGGGACCAAGCCGGCCGCGGGCGAGCGGTCCCTGTCGGGGTTCTGATGCCACTCTCGGGCGGCGTCGAGCGGATCGAGCCGAGGACTTCCAAGAAGGAGGCGGGGCAGCAGGGCGTGGCGGCGCTGATCGGGGGGCTCCTGCATGGGATGGCGGAGAGCGCGATGAAGCGCAGGCTCGCCGACGCGCAGATGAAACTCCATCAGGCGCAGCTTGAGGCGACCAAGGCGTACCACGAGGCGCAGATCGAGGCTAGGGGGGCGAGCCTCGCGGAGCGCACCCGGCACAACAAGGCGATGGAGGAAGACACGGACGAGTACGGGATGCCGTTCTCCCAGGATCTCCTTGCGATGAGCGGTGGGGGCCGGATGACCGATGCAACGAAGAAGCTCGCGCCCGTCGCGGATCAACTGCGGGGCCTCAAGAACAAGGGCTACGGTCCCGATCGTTCAGATGAGGCGTTCGACGAGATGAACGCCCCGCCATCGAAGCCCTTGCGCGTGAAGATGGATGCGTTCGCCCAGGGGGCGTTGCAGGACTACCCAGGAGGGAAGCGGTTCAAGCCGGACACCGTGGGGCAAGAGGCCCTCATCTCCTGGGACGAGCTGGATCACATCAAGACGAAGGCGGCCGATCATCTCGACGGGAACCCGGAGGCCCTGAAGAAGTGGGGGCGCATCTCCAGCCAGTACGAGCCTCTTCCGCAGAAGCTCGGCTTTGGCCCTGGGCACGTGAAGCACTGGCTCAACCGGCTTGAGGAGCTGGATCAGCGGCGAGGAAGTGCGCGGTCCCCGACCTCGCGGCCCGCCTCCCAGCCCGCTCCGGGGCCACAGGGCGCCCAAGGGCCGCCACAGGCGCCGCCGCAGCCGGGCGATGACCTGCTCATGCACCGGAAGCAGCTTGAGCACATGATCTCGTTCGGGACTCCGCAGGAGAAGGAACTCGCCGCGAAGGAGTACCGGAGCAGTTGGGATCCGACCTTGCCGCCGACGCAGCCGGAGTTCGATGCGATGAACGGGCTTGGTGGAGGGGCAGGTGGGCCGCCGTCGTACGGACAGCATCCCGCGGATGCTCTCGCCACGAGGACACCACAGAGCAGGCCCAGCCCAGCAAGCCAACCGTCACAGGAACCCTTTGATCCGGGAGCCTACTTCGGCGGCGGCGGGCGGTAGACCGTGACCGCTCCGCCGCTTCCACAGGCTGCTCCACAAGGGCCGCCCTCGACGGAGAGCCTCGCCCAAGACTTGAAGCCTTGGGCTGGCCTGCCCCCGACGCTCCCGCAGCAGGGGCCTCCCACGCCACGCGATCCGCAGAGGGACCTCGACCAGCAGAAGGCCATCCAGTTCGACAGCGCCTTCCTCCATGAGAAGCTGAACCGGGATCTCCAGACCCACGTCCAGGAACTCCAGCAGCAGGCCGTGGAGGACGTGTACCCGGCCGGAGCCGATCCCAAGCTCCAGGCGATCTGGATGGCGAAGACGCTGGCGGGCGGGCTGGATCATGCCCGCATCCAGCGGCGGGCCTCCACGGCGCCACCCGACCAGCAGGCTCTCATCGTGAGCCACTACGCGGCCCAGGATGCGGCCCGGGCGCTCTGGGACAGCGCGGGCGTCCCGATCGGCCGCCAGTACGCGAAGCGCGCGACTGGGGCGATGGGATGGATCTCAGCGTTTGGCCGCGGGGCCGGCGGAGCGCTCTTCCTGAACAAGATCCCATTGGACGCCTTCAAGCGGGCCTTCGAGGACGACGACCGCCAGATGTGGGACGAGGCGGAGTCCATCGCGACGACGGGCCAGAGCCCATCCCTGGGAGGCCAGCTCGCGCATCCGACCCAGCAGGTGCTCGACCGGAACCGCCAGCGGGACGTGCTCTACGCGGCGATGAAGTCATCGTACGCGGAGGAGATGGCCAAGGTCTCCGGGAGCGAGAAACTGGGGATGGAGGCGCTCAAGGGACTGGGGATGCTGGGAGCCCTGGCGGCACCCATGACGGCCGCCGGGAAGGTGGGCGCCATGGCTGGCCGGGCGATCCTCGGCGCGAAGGCCGCCGGCCCGGGCGCGCAGTTCCTCCTCGGGGTGGCGGGTGCCACCGCGGCGGGTGGGGGATACTCCGCACTCCAGGATCTCCCGACCCAGGATCTCCAGGTGGTCGCGGATGTGACCGAGACGGAGGGAGCGGCGGCTGGGAAGAAAGCCGCATCCGACCTGAAGGCGCTCAGGATCGTCCAGGGCGCGGCCACGTGGGGGATTGGTGCCTTCACTGGGGGGGTGCTCGGCAAAGCGGTTGGCGGGGCCGTGGAGCGCGTGGCAGGCAAGGTTGCAGGGGAGACAGCGAAGGGGGCGGCGATGGGCGGGGCCTTCGCGGCGGCGGGGAGCCATGTGGACCTTCCGTTCGAGCGGAAGGCGTGGGAGGCCATCGCGGGGAAGGATCCTGGGGTGACGACGGCGTTGGCGCAGGTGATCGCGGTGCAGATGGATCCGAGGACCAGCACGGACCAGCGCGTGGAGGCGTGGAAGGCTGCGGCGGTGCAGATCGCGCCGGGGATGGCATCGTTCGGGGCCTATCACTTCGCTACGGCATTCGGCAGGACCGGGAAGCCCGCGGACCCGGCGACGGCGGTGGCGGACCTGGAGGTGGCTTCCAGACTCGCCAGCGAGGCGCGCGCCGAGGTGGGCGAGAAGACGCCCGAGGTGGCCAAGGCGATCCTGCCCGAGCTGACGGTGGCCGAGGAGCAGCCGACCGAGGTGCCGCTCGCACGGCCCGGGGACAAACTGGGCGAGCCCAAGCCATTGCCCGGAGAGGCTGCCCCTGGAACGAAGTTGGGCGAGCCGCTACCGTTGGAGGCCGAACGACAGGGTCCTCCTCCAGGTGAGGCGCAGCCGGAAGTTGCCTCCCCAACCGCCCCGGCTGCGCCTCCCATTTCTCCCGAACTGAAGCCGGCGGAGCCGAGCACTTCGGCACGGATCGCACCGACCACAGAAACCGCTCCGTCGGCTCCTTCCCCCGAGCGCCCCATCGAGGCCAAGCCCCCGGTGACGGAACCCGAAGCGGCGCCCCGCCGCGAGATCAGCGCGGACGAGGCGAAGAGCTACCAAGCGCAGCTCAAGCCCAAGGACACGTTCCGCTTCCAGAACCTCCTCGGAGGGCGCGAGCTGGAGGTGGTCAGCAACGAGGGCGGGATCACGAAGGCGAAGGACGGCGAGCGCACGGTCACGCTGATTCCGGACGCCTTCAAGGACGTGGATCCGGCGAGCGTGAAGGCCAACCCTGCGGCCCTTGAGGGCTCCTACCGTCCCGAGGAGATGGAGGGCGGCTACGTCATCAAGATCGACGGCAAGGACTACCCCGTCACTGTGAAGCCCAGTGAGAAGTACGGGGTTCTCGCGCAGATCCCGCATCCCGAGGGCGGCACGAACTACGGCGCGTACGGGCAATCGGTGGCCGCAGCGGTTGGGAAGATCGCGGAGAAGTGGGGCGGCGAGCCGCGCGCGGTGGGGCGGCTGGGCGTCGAGACGGAGGCGGCCATGGCGCGGGTGCGCGAGGGGGACCGGGCGCGCATGGAGGAGTACGAGGCCGCGCAGAAAGAGCAGGCGGAGCGGCTCGCGGAGCCCAAGCCCGAGAAGATCGCCGCTGCCGCCACGAAGGACATCGAGGCGGTTGTCGGGGAGACTCCGCCAGCACCCGAAGCGCCACCGGAGTCGGCCGGACCCAGGCAGACCGAGATGTATTCGGGCATCCCCGTTCCCTTCCGCACGATCCTGGATGTCATCATCGGGCCTCGTGGGCGCGTCGATCCGCGCGGCGAGAGCCTCAAGGACACGGTGAACCGCTGGGGAGGCGGCGAGAGCGGCTTCAAGCGCACCGTCGAGCAGTCGCTCCGCGGTGTCCTTGGCCCAGACGCCATCCTCGGCCCGCAGATCATGAACAAGTTCCTGCGCGCCTTCTACGCGACGCGTACCCGCTTCCAGCACCTCGTCAAGGAGCTGCGGCCTCTCCTCCGCCTGTTGCCCCGTGACGATGAGTTCCAGGCGACGGCATGGCGCTACTTGGACAAGCACACGCCGGAAGCCATCGCGGCCCTTCGCGACATGGGCAAGGCCCGCGGGCTCGATCAGGCGGCCATCGAGAAGGGCCTGGAGCGCGTGCGGGACATCCACAAGGAGTTCCGGCAGGAACTCATCGAGCACCATCCCGACTACCAGCGGGCCATGAAGGAGCTGGCCCGGGCTGACAAGATGCTGGCGCGCGAAGACCTGAAAGCCAAGGAGCGTGCGCGCTACGAGGAGATCAAGAAGCACGCCAACGAGACGCTGGAGGAGATGAGCCGGTGGGGCTTCGAGGAGTACATCCACCACGTCGTCCGGCCGCAGGAGAAGAGCTTCTGGGACAACCTCGTCCGCAAGATCGTCAAGTCCAAGGAGCCCATGCAGAAGACGGTGTTCTCGGGGGCCACCCTGGAGCGCACGGGAGCAGAGGCCGTGGAGAACGTCTTCCTCTCGCTGGACGACTACTTCTACGGCGTGACGCGCAAGATCGAGTACGAGAAGGCGCTGCGCGAGCTGGATCCACTCATCAACGGCACGTGGAAGCGCGCGGGGAACTCGATCAACTACTCCAAGGTCGGAGACGAGTTCTGGCGCGTCTACAAGCCCGAGGGTTTCACGCACTCGATCCGCGAGTTGGTGAAGTTCGGAGGCAGGGGCAAGGAGGGCACGGTCCGCGTCAACCGCTACGACACGGGCGAGGAGCAGATCCTCTCCGAGAAGGACGCCCGGCAACAGCTCATGCGGAAGCGGGGCGGAGTTGTGGAGGCGGCCGAGCGGGCTGGGAGCAAGGCAGTCTGGCGCGTCGAGGAGCTGAACAAGTTCCTGGACGCCTTCATGGGCCGGGATCTCGTCAAGCGATCCGAGGTGGAGAAGATCCTGGACAGGAGCACATCCTTCGTCCGCGGCTACTTGGCCGCGAACGCGCTGGGGTGGTTCCGGTACGCGTCGGGCTGGATGAACTTCCTCCTGGGGCAGCTCTCCTCGGCTGGGCACGGGGGACTCTACGAGTGGACGAAGGCAATGGCCCAGAGCGTGACGCCGAAGGGTCGCGCGCTCGTCGAGGCATCTGGCGTCACGAGCACCACGTGGATCGGCACGGAGGCGCTCTCGGAAGGCAAACTCTTCCCGAAGTTCCGGGAGCGGATGGCCAAGGGCGGGGCCGAAGTCGTGATGCACAACTTCTCCCTCGCGGAGAAGCCGAACCGATCGGTGGCCTACCTGATGGGCCGGAACATGATGGACGCCTACGGCAAGCGGAATGGCCTCGAAGTCACGGACGCGATGCGCCACGAGGCGGGTCTCCGGACGGTACTCGAGACCCAGGGCATCTACGACCGGGCGCTCTCGGCGCGGTGGTTCCGGAACTGGGCGGGCAAGTCGGTGTTCATGTTCCGGCGTCCGCAGATCCAGATGATCGAGAACCTCTTCATCGGCGGGATGCGCTCAGGGGACTGGACGCCGCTCATCCGGACGGCGATCTACGCGGGGCTTCTGGACCAACTCGTGGGCCTCGGGACGGAGATGCTCCTGGGTCGGCGGTATTCAATCCTTCCGAGCTTCGGGATGACGGCGGGCGATCTTCCTCAGGCCGCCGAGGACGAGATGAGGAAGCGGCTGGGGAAGGGGATCACGAGCGGCTTCAACGTCCCTGGCTTCGGCGGGGGAGTCGCGGAGCTTCCGCCCATGGCCCAGATCGCGCAGGAGGTGTTCCAGTTCTTCACGACGGGCAAGCGGCCGGAGCGGATCGCGGAACGGGCCATGACGCTCGTGGAGCCGGGTGGCAAGATGGCGCAGTGGGTTCAGCAGATGCGGAGCGCCAGGCCCGTCAAGGGAGAGCCCGACATGGTGGACGTTCCGCACGCGGCCACCACGCGCGAGGCGCTTGATCCCACGCAGATGCTCACGGGGGCGTCGCGGAGCAAGATGGAGCGCGGAGAGCTTCAGGCGAAGCCATTCGTGCCGGGTCGCAGCGAGAGGAGTCTCCGCGAGGAGGGGCAGTTCCAGCGGTTTGCCGCGGAGCGCGAGGAAGGCACCGACAAAGCCACGCAGAGGAACGATGCCTTCTACAACTACTACCGGGCGAAGAGTGAAGGGCGCGTGGAAGCCGCGCAGGACTGGCGGAAGAAGTACCTGGGGCTTGTCCGCGAGACGGGCCGCAAGACCGAGCAGTCGGATCTCCGGGAGCGCATCGCCTGGAGGGGCTGCCTGCGCCGTTCCGGCTCCTGCCGGCGGTGAGCAAGGAGACGCGGCTCAAGATCCTCTCGGACGCCATGGAGCGGGACGAGATCACGCCGGAGGATCTGCGCCGGGCGTTGAGGGTGATCTCTCATGGGCGCGGCCTCACCGAAGGGGCGACCCGGGAGAGCGTGCAGCGGTACCAGAAGGCGTACCATGGCTTCCTGGATCGGCAGGCACAGAAGACAGGAGTCGGCAGATGACGAGGAACATGAGGCTTCCCGTTATGCCGGCAAAGATCGCCGTCCTTGAGGAGGGCTACGAAGGGCTCAAGGAGGAAGTCGGCAGGCTCAATCGCAGCATCGAGGATCTGGCGCGGGAAACGCGGGGTGCGTTCGCAAGTCTCTCTGGGCGGCTCTCGGACGCTGGCAGAACGCAGTGGAGCACACTTGCCGCCTGGATCGGCGTTTTCATCACCATCGGTGGGCTGGCGCTCTGGCCCATCTACGACCAGACCCGTCTGCTCTTCGCGCGGCAGGAAGCGAACATCGCGTCACAGAGGGATTCGGACAGGGACTTTGCGGCCATGCGTGAGCGCGTGAGGGCGCTGGAGCGGAAAGCCTTCCCGGAGGGCCGGACGGGTGACGGAGCAGTGGATGGCCGGCGGTGATCGGGTAGGCTGCCGGCATGATCGAAGTCGCAATCGCGTTCCTGATCGCAGGCTTCCTCTTTTTCGTGAGCGGGGCTCCCAGGTGGTTCACCACCGTCTCTGAGATCGGTGGCTTCGCCTTCGCAACCTATCTCGTCATCCTGATCGTCGAGTGGCTCCTGGGGAAGGTGAAGTCGTAGCTCAGGGGAGGTGAGTCCAGCGATGGCGGTGGACAATCTTATCCACCGTTTGCCTCACGATCCCGAAGATGTCCGCGATCATGCTTCGCGCGATTCCGCCCCGGGACATCAGCCGGATGAGGCGAATCTCCGGCTCAGTGAGTTTGGCTGAGAAGTTTTTCTCTCCGCGAACGTCCGGGCTTCGACCTTTTGATGCCTTGTCGCGGTTGTTGTCGGCGCGAGTTCCGAGCCAGAGATGATCCGGATTCACGCAGAGCGGATTGTCGCCACCCGGACAGTTGTGCAGGACCCATAGGCCGGCAGGGATCGGTCCTCGGATCAGTTCCCACGCGAACCTGGGGGCCGAGACGGTCTTTCCGTCCTGCCAGACATATCCGTACCATCCCCTCGGTCTTGTGCCAGCCGTCCACAGCCAGCAACTCTCCGTCTTGCGAACGTTCTTCCAGAATCGCTCTTCCAGCGGTACTCTGCATCCAGCCATCGTTGCCTCCTGGGGCAGCCTTGGTCAGCGGCCTCGACGGGTTACACGCCCGCCGGGGTCGCGGCATTCTAGTCGGTGTGATACCGTTTCCAGCCATGAACTCCTTCTCTCGATGGCTTCTCTCGGTCGTGATCGCCGCGACGTTCACGGTCCTTCCCGGCTGCGGGCTCCTCTCGACGGCGATGGGAACGCCACCGCCAAACCCGGTCCAGCAGGAGAAGCGCGACAACCTCCAGGTCGCAATCCAGGGCGTGAAGGACGCCGGGATGACGCCCGCGCAGCTTCTGATCTACGGGACTGGTGCCGTGGTGACGGCGATCGTAGGCGCAGTCAGCACGACCCGTGTGATCCGCGGCCCCGCCACGCCGGCGCTCAAGGAGGCGATGGTGGCGAAGCAGGATGAGGCGCTGGCCGGGGTTGCCGGGAATCTGGTGAAGCCGGCATGAGCCACCGCGAGGAGCTGCCCTGGGGGTCCGCGGAGCCCGCGCCCCTGCTGTTCTGCCTGTTGGGGCTCGCCGTGCTCCTCGTGGTCGCCTTGATCGTTGGATAGGCCGCGTTCGGCGCAAGGAGTCGCACGCCGCAACGCTGGCACGTCAAGCGGCAAGACGTACTCCACTCCCAAGTGGCGGGGCCGTACGGCAGCGGGCGGTGGCCCAGGATGGCACATGCAAGGCGCTTCCAGATCACGGCAGCATCGCCTCGGCCACGGCGTCCGCGCACTGATCCGCGAGCGCGAGCATCTTTGCCTCCGCGTCCGGCCCGTCAAGGCCATGGTCCTTGAAGCTCGCGGCCTGGCCCTCGGCGGTGAGTCCCAGGAAAGCGATCGACCACCCCACGACCTTGCCGTCCCTGCGGTCGTGACGCTCCTGGACATGGAACAGAGCCCGGGCGCGGCGCTTGGCGTCGGCGAAGGTCATGGTGTAGATGAGCGCCTTCTCAGGGTCGAAGGGTTGGTCGCTCACGGCTTCTGCTCCTTGATCGGCACCTTCTCCTGGGCGGCCCGCTCCAGGATCATGCCCATGAGCCCCAGCGCGCGGATCTCCAGCTCCATCATCTTGCGCATGTCGTCCGGTAGGAGCCCACCCAATTCGTCCACCTTGTCCAGGAGCAACATCTTCGCCTGGATGTGCCCCCGCACCTCCCGCCACCGCGGGGCGAGTTCCGCCAGCCCGTCCGCGATGGCCTGCTCGATGTTCACGGCCGACCCAGGATCTCGTTGAGGGCCTGGAGCCCGCCGATCTTGATCTGCGCCGCCGTCTGCTCGCCCAGCGCCGCGTCCACCGCGTACTCCAAGCGCGCCTTGACCGCTCCCGCCCAGCCGTCGCGCTTGGGGTCGTACAGTTCCACGATGCTCATGGCGTGGGTGGGGAAGCCCGCCTTGACGCGGGCCTCGCTCACCGTTGAAGCCTCGACGAGAAGAGGCTGCGCGGCCTCCTTGCTCACCTCGCCTCTCTTCACCGCCGCGAGGCAGGCGAGCAGGAGCCGGAGATACGATGCTTCCGTGCTTGCTGGCGTGTTGCCCGGCGGAATCTTGTCGAGAGCCGCAAGGTCCGCTTCCGAGATGAGCGTGATGGGCTTCTCCGATGCGCCGGATGGCGTGGGCTCGACGGGGATGGCCCCGAAGGCGGGATCGGACGGTTGAGGCTCCGCGGACGCGGCAGCGGGGCTCTGGTGCGGTGGGGGATTCTTCGGAGCCGGAGGCGGCACTCGGACCTCGGAGGGCTGGGGCTGGGTGACCTTGCCCGCGGCGGGGGGCTTGCCCTTGCCGCTCTCTCGCTTGCGGTAGTCGGGAGGCGGCTCGGAGGCGGCGCATCCGTCGTCGTCCTCGGGGGCCAAGCCGACGATGGCCATGAGCGCGTACCGCCGCGCGTAGGTCATGGCGGACCCCAGCCCCTGCGGGTCGTTCTTGATCGGACGCACCGGGTAGGTGCCTTGGATCCACTCGCCCGACTCATGGGCCAGCGTCGTGACCAGGTGCGCGTAGGCACCCTCCGCGCCTCCGCCATCCTCGGTTGTCTGGATCACCGTGAGGCCGTTCGTCGAGAGCGCCTCCCGACACGCCTCCCACGCCCCGGCGAGGTCCACGTAGCTCGACTTGTAGAAGGGGTTCTCGCTGTTCCGGACTGCGGGCTTCATCGCCCGCTGGGCTGCTGCGAGCGCCTTCGCAAGCGCCCCGATCGTTGTGCTCTGGCTCATGTGTCTCCTTTGCTTCTGATTGAAAAGCTCTCGTAGCGATCCTTGGGCAGCTCCACGCAGCCTGACGGGATCTCGCCGGTACCCTTCACGTAGGTCTTGATCTCCGCCAGTCGCGCTTCCTTGGTGATCTTCACGAAGTCCTTGCCGTTCTCGAAACACCATGCTTCCAGGGCGTCAAGGTCGTCTACCCGGATGCCGAACTGCGCGGACGTGAACCGCAGGTCCACGAGCGGGGTCTCGACGGTCTTGCCGGTCCGGACCTTCTGCGCCCAGTCGTACAAGGAGCCTAGGCACAGCTCGCGCCCCTTGCCATCTGCGCGCTCGCGTTCGTAGCCGCCCATCGCCCGGATGATCTCGCGGATGGCCGCTTCGCGGGGCTTCTTGTGGACCTTGGCCAGCCGGTCGATCTCCTCGCACTCGGCTTCCAGGTCCTTGATCGACTTCGCGTAGGCCGCAGCCGTCTCGGCGTCCACGACAGGCCGCAGCACTTCCTTGGGGCGCTCAGTGGGGAGCGGCGGCAGTTCCACGCCGCGCTCCTCGGCCTCCGTCACCGCAGCGAGCGCGAGGCCGAGGATCTCCTGGCGCAGGGCAAGGTCGTTCATGGCTTCGCCTGGCTCGCTATCCATGAGCGTGCCTTCTGCATGGCCTGCGCGAACTCGTGTTCGAGCCTCTCGATGCTGGCGAGAGTGGTAATGTTGCACATCGCGTAGGTGTACTGGTTGGGGGGCTCGGTGCTGTAGATGAAGGCCACCGGCACTCTCTCCTCAATGGCGAGTGCGTGGGCCCTATCGAGCAGAACCCGACCCTTCTTCAGGAAGCGGCTCACGCCCCCTCCCCGGCCGGCACCTCGCCCCGGCCCGCGGCCGTCAGCGGCGCGTGCTCCTGGAACCGCTTGCTCGCCTCCTCGCGGTCCTCGCGTTCCTGCACCATGTCGTCAAGCGTCGTGCTCATGGATGCGGCGCACGAAAGGCAGTCGAAGATGTGGGAGCGCAGCTCCTTCGCGATCTTCGGGATGGGTTCGTCCCAGTAGCCCTTGTGGGCGTTGTGGTCCCTTGCGAACCACTGAAAGTGCTCGTGCATCTTGTGTCGAATCTCGCTCGTGTTCATCGTCGGTTCTCCGGAATGCGCGACGCGCGGGGGCCGGCTCTGGCAAGTGAGACAAAGCCAACCAGCCCCCGGCGTCACGACTTGCCCGGACGTGCGGGGCCGGGACGCCCCTGGAGAACCGCGTCACATGACGCAGACGCACTGTCCCTGTCCGCCCGTGGCCCGTTCTCCGTGGGCGCAGACGGCTGTGATCCATCATTCCAACACTCATCGCAGATCCACGTCTCCGATGGCTGAACTCCGCGGTAGTCGCCCGCCACGTCCTCGCTGCTCTTGCGGCACCACGCGCACCGCGGCTCGGGCCGGTCGTAGGGCGAGTCGCTCGTGGCTTGGCGCCACCAAGCCGGCCCGGCGTTGTAGGCGGTGCTCATCGCGCTTCCTCCCACATCACCCCCTGGCGCGTGAACGTCTCCCACGCCTTCGTAACCGCGCCGGTTCCAGGAAAGAGATCCGCCAGCGTGTCGCCTGGCTCCGCACCCAGGAGGCGGAAGAGCCAGAAGCAGAAGTCGGCGGGCTTAGCACCTGGGAAGTTCTTCTCCTTGCCGTTTCGGGTGCGCCGTTTTCGCGGTGCGTTCTCGGGCGACTTGCCGGTATTCATCGCGGGAGCGCAGGCCATCCAGTCTCGGCACCGCACGTTGCCGAAAGAGCCCGGGCGACCGCCGCAGAAGATCACGGGTTCCCACGCATATTTGACCGGGAGAACCAGCGAGGTCCATGTCTTGCACCACGCGGCGACGCGCACGGTCTGTGGGCAAAGGGGAAGCAAGAAACGGAGGTCTTTGGATCCGCAGCTGAGAGCCCAGCCATCGGGGAACTCTGCAATGAGGCGTGCGATCAGCGCCGGATGATCGACCTCTGCGCAGCCGTAGAGACGCTTGGCCTGCCCCATGTAGGGCGGATCCGCGTAGGCGAACTTCATCTCCCCGGGCTCTCCGTCTGCCCGCGCTCGCGCCCGCCGCCCGTGTCGCGGCGTTGCGGAAACCGCCAGAGGACCTGGTCGAACATCGAGACGCGCACGCCCAGCAGCCGCGCGGTCTCCTCGACGGTCGTGGCCATGTCGCGCGAGACGACGAGCCCGAAGCCGCGAGCCTTCACCCAGCGGAAGTAAGCGAGGATGCGCGCGATCGGAACGCCGGTCTCGACGACGAGCGTGAGGGTAAGACGGCGGGGCTTCACAGCGCACCTCCCGCGCGGGCGTCATCAAGATCCATCCGCGCGTGGCGAACTATGTCCTCCTGGGGCTTCCAACGCCTCCCGTCCTCATCCATCACGTCCGCGACGAGGCGCTCCAAGGACTCCGCCACCTTCCGCAGCAGCGCCAGCTTGCGCTCGGCCTCGGCGAGCTTGACCACGAGCGCAGTTAGGAGCCCGTGACTGTTTCCGAACTGCTCGGAATGAGCGCCTGTCGCGAGGAACTGTCGCGCGTCGCGGAGAATGGCCGCGGTCTGCGACACGGGGATCGACTGCGGGTCGTTCATGGTTAGTCCGGCTCCGGGGCGTCAAGGTTCTTCTCGCGGATGTTTGCTTCCAATTCCCGCACGCGCGCCTCTGCCGCCGCCAGCCGGTCCAGGAGGGAGAGGAGATCCTCCTGCTCCACCATGACGGAAGTGGGGAACCGGATGACGTAAGGCTCGCCCGCCTCCGCCAGCCGCCGCAGCTCGGAGTCGGTGGTCACTTCGCCTCGCTTTCGCCGGGGATGCGGAGGGCGCGGATGGCCTTTGCGGCCGTCTCGGGCGTCACCGTCGTGCGCGCTCGATTGAGGAGGCTGATCGCCCGTTGGGCGCACTCCTCCCTCACCGCCTGCCCGAAGCGAATTAGGGCTGCGGTCAGCCTGATGGTGAGGTCCGGCGGATTGAAGTGCTCCAGTGTTTCGCGGGCCACCGTCTTCGGATCCGGGATCATCACTTCGTCCTCCTCCGCTCCTCGCGGTCCTCTGCGGGCAACTCCTTGTCCGTGTCCCCGGGCAAGAAAAGCAACAGCGCGAACACGAGCCATCCTCCCAGCGAGGACGCCATCGCCCCCCATGGGCCGATCGCTTTCTCCAGGGTCTCTCTGTTCGCGCAGGCCGAAACGCCGACCGAGAAGAAGAACGCAACGGCGAGATATTGGAGCGTTCTCATGGCATCGCGCCTCCGGCTCGCGCCCTGGCAATGGCCGAGGCCAGCCCCTCGGTTCCCTCGGCCCGGAGGTGCTTTTGCGCCTCCACGGCCACGTCGAGGAGGAGGGCGTTGTGGAGCACCTTCTCTTTCGCCACGCTCACGCAGCCGAGGATACCGTCGACGAGGTCCTCGTTCCCTTGTGCCAACTCTTCGAGGGCCGCGGCGCAGCAGAGCATCAGCGGCGTAGGAGGCACGCGATACCCCTTCTTTGGCGTCATGGCATAGTCTCGCGCCTCCTGCGCCAGCGCGCGTGCTTCTGCGGGTGTCATGCGTCCTCCCACTCGAAGCAGATGCAAGGGCAGCCGTCCACGAGGCATTCACTTCCGCCCACGTGCTTGTGCTCATCGCGCACGTGACCGCAGCAGCAAACGTCGCACTCTGGAATGTCGTTCACGTCGCCTCGCTTTCGCCGGGGATGCGGACACTCGCTTCGATGGCCGCGCCTACCTGTGAATCGCAAACCTTCGCGACCATGAGGCATTCCTTCCTCACCGCCTGCCCGAACCGGATCAGCGCGGCGGCGATCTCAGCTATCCGCTGCTCTTCGTAGACTTCCGGAGGCGATTCCACCAGAGCGAAGGGAGGCGTTGACTCGCGCCAGCGCCTTGCGATCCGGGCGAGAACCTCACGCGCCAACTCTCTGGGATCAGGTAGTGCCATGGGTCCCCTCATGGGGCTCCTTCCACGGCGAGGGCGAGCGCGGCGAGGGCGGCGTCTCGCTTGCCTGCGAGGAGGTGGCGGTCCGAGCTGGTCGTGGCTCCCCATTCCTGCGCGTGCATCGCCGCCTCCGCGCACGCGACGAGCGCCGCGAAGATCGCGCGGGCCTGGGGGACGGGGACGACGCGGGGAGCGGACTCACGCCCGATGGTTTCGCGCTCGGTGGTGCTCCACAGCCGCACGTCGAGGGTCTTGAGATGGGCGATGGCGTCAGCGTGGGTCATGCTCCCTCCACTCTCGGCGGCTCCGGGTAGTGACGGCGAACGATGTCGGAGCATAGCGCGAGGATCTCGGCTCGTTTCGCAGCCCCCGCAGCCCCCGCAGCCCACGCAGCCCCCGCAGCCCACGCAGCCCACGCAGCCTCCGCAGCCCCCGCAGCCCACGCAGCCCCCGCAGCCCTCGCAGCCCCCACAGCCCACGCAGCCCCCGCAGCCCTCGCAGCCCACGCAGCCCTCGCAGCCCCCACAGCGCGCGCCTCAGATGGCTCGCGCGCCCACGCTTCGCTTGCCTCAATGCAGAGTCGTGGTCGATCCTCGCCAGAGGACACCAGAGGGAGCGCCAGCCGCGCGCACTCGCAAGCCGCGAGCGTCAGCGGTCGGCGCTTCTCGCTCCACGGCGCGCCTGCATCGACGGTGCCGATGAGCCACAACATCCACGAACCGTCTCGGCACTCGCGCCACGCCGCCGCGTAGTCTGGCTGCGTGCGAGCCCACTCCACAGCCTCGCGGCAGGCGTTGAGCTTGACGAGCGCGTCGGACCAGTGAGGCTCAGGCATATGGATTCCTTTCGTCATCGGCCAAGAGCCGCAGCCTCGCGCGCTGCGCCTGGCGCTCTGGGTCGAGCACGTAGCACTTGGTCGCCTCGCGGAACGTCCAGCCGTGGCGCGAGAAGTGGGCTTGCGCTTGGTCGCGGACGTGGACGGGCCAGAGATTCAGCACGCGGATAGCAAGCGTGCGCCTACGTCGCGCCACGTACGGATCGTACGCGTCCGTGAGGTCGTACCTCCACTCGTAGCTCACCGTGCCATCGTCGTGCAGTTGCAACCGCGGGTCGTAGGTGGCGCTCATGTTGCCTCCAGCGGAATCGAGTCCGTAGGGCAGATCGGTGGGCCGGCCTCGTCGAGCCACTTCTGCGCGAGCCGGACCAAGTAGCCGCATGTCGGACATGCAGCCTTGAGCATCCGAGTCCCCTGCTTCTTCCTCTGCGCCCTCGGCTTGATCTCCGCGTGCGGGTAGGGTCCCAGCTTCTCGGAGAGAGCGTGTAAACGCGCAGATAGTTCGGGGCTTGCCGTGGTCGCGGTCCAAGGCTTGAGGAGCCCCACTGCCTTGGCGAGCCGGGAGAACGGTGCTCGGTGGCCTGCCTTGAGCCCCACGCAAGCGTGGATCGTCTCATGGAGCAGAACGTCCAGCACGCGTCCAGGTTCAACCAGAGACGGGCTCACGAACAGTTGGGGTTTGCCGTCTGCCGTGGCTTCGACGTGCCAGCATTCCCCGAGGCGCTTCCGCTTGACGCTCAAGGCTCCTCGACTCGGCCATCCACAGGAGACGGCAACCGCGGGCAGGGTCGCACCTTGGGCCGCGAGGATCGCTCCCAGGTCCGGGAGAGCGGCTTGAAGCCACTCCTCCCGCGTGCCGAAGTGCTCGCTCATGCGCCCCCCTCCTCAGCAGCGGGCAGTAGCCCGTTGGCGCGGAGCGCCGCGAGAACGTCGCGGGCGCAAGCGGCATCGAACGGCTCTCCCAGGTTCGGGCAGGCGAACCAGTGCCAGCGCTCACCTCGCGGCTCAGTATAGTTGACGAGTTCGGCGCCGTGCTGGCGTGCCACCGTCGCGACCGCCCGCCCGAGATGCCCGGGGCCGACCCCGAAGAAATGCTCGCTCATCGGCCCGCCTCCTCGGACGCGGTCTGCGCGGCCTCCGGTACCTCGTCGTCAATGAGATGATCGGCGATCCTGTCCCAGTCCACACGGCCGAGAGCGTGCGACATGAGGTCGGACCAGATCGACGCTTCCTCGACCATCGGGTTCGCCTCTTCGCTCTCCTCCTTCAGGCGGGCAGCGAGAGCGTACCGCGTACGATCCCTGCGCGTGCCGTAGCAGAACTCCTCCGGCTCCTCTGGCGTCTCCGCCCACGTCTCCCGCGCGACCGCCTGCCAGTGCAGGTAGCTCGCCTCCTCGTTGTCCATCCACAGCTTGACCGCCCACGTTTCGTAGTTCGGCCAGCCGTTGTAGGTCGTGTCCTTGCTCATCGTGTCTCGCTTTCTCCTGGTCGTCCCAGGGGCGAGCGCACTCAGCGAGTGCGCCCGACTCCGGGAAGGTCAGGGCAGCGTACCTCTCGGCCCTTCGATCCCTGGCAGGTAGCGGCGCCACAGATCGCGCAAGCGCGCGCCCTCTGCGCTCGCACCCGGCCACACGTACCGCGAGAGGTACGCGTAGAACCCGCGGGTGCGGAGAGCCATTCCCCCGCCGATCCCCTCCTGAGCCCTGAGCCGGTCCGCGTGAACGTGAGGCCAGCGGCGGCGCATCGGATCGTAGAGCGTTGCGTCCATCGTCACCCCTCCTCCTGCGGATCCCGGTACCCTACCGCGCCGTCCGTGACCATCCCCTCCACCCGCGCGCAAGACTCCGCGTACCCGCTCGCGTCCAGCGGCTCCCGCTCGGGTTGGTGCAAGCAGTACGGCTCCGTCTGCCCGGGCACCCACGACACCAACCGCCCGCACTCCCCGCACTCCCCAAACCGCCAGCGGTCTCCCTCGTGCTGCCTCTCGTGACATACTCTCATCGTCGTCTCACTTTCTGCGGGTCTCCGCCCGCGTCAACACTCCCCGACAATGGCAATAGGTGTGCCATCCCACGATTCCCGGAAACCACAACCCCTAGCCCCCTCGCACCCCCGAAACACCACTAGCCCCGTGTCACCCCTGCCGTTCTGTCCGCCACACCCCCGCAGAATGTCAGGAATTCGTTTGGCCCCCGTTAGCCCCGTGCTACCCTCCCAGCACGTACGGCTCAGACGCGCGCCGTCGGATGCGAGGCACTGCCCAGCCCCTCGGCGCGCACCCTCCCCTGACTCCGGTACGCCGCAACCCCTCGCCTCCCCCCGCAGCCCCCGCTTCCCCGTACGCCCCCCGGACCTGGACTCACCCCGCCCCCGCCGCATCCCCCACTCGCCCCTCGGTACGCTGGCTGGCCTCGCCCACCGGCTCCGCGCTCCCCCCCGCTCCCCCCATACCCCCAGAGGAAGAAGGCTCCTCCCCTCGCCCCCGAATCTCCGCACGCACCCTTGCCAACGGATCACTCCCGCCCCCCTTCGCCCCCGCCGCCGGACGCATCGCCGCATACCACGCTAACACCTTTGCCGCCGCCGCATCCCCCCTCGCCCCCGGATCCCGCATCCCTCGCCGCAACGCCGCCAGCGCTAGCCGCACGTCCGCCGGCCACGGTTGCCGCCTGTCCATCAGCTCCTGCGCCGCACGACCACGTGCTCCACATGCCCGGGCATCCCCCCCGCCAAAGCCCTTCCGCACCATCGCCGGAGCACTCATCTCCCCAAGTGTCACGCGTCCCCCGGCCGTTGTCCACTCCTCTCCTTGCCTCCTCCGCTTCGCCGCACCGCGTCCATCTCCCGCGCCATCCGGCCCGCAGCGCGCGTCCTGGCGCATCCTAGCCCCCCCCCGGCAGGGGTGGGGAGAGTCGCGGCCCGGAGGCACGGGCAGGGTGAAGGAGTCACATGGGTGCCTGTTGCGTTTCTGGGGCCGGTGGGACTCCTGGGGGGGGGCCCCAGGCGGTAGGGATCCATGGGGCCCCTCCAGGGCGGGTGGGGGCATCGGCGGCAGTCCCGGGGGGTAGCGGCGGTGGGGGGGGGTACCGAGGGAGTGGGGAATGGAGGTTTGGCGACCGAGGTCCGCAGGCTCCGCCAGCGCCCCTCAGTCGAGGGGTTCGATACCGCTGGGAGAGCGGAAAGTCAAACTGGTGCACCGCGGTTGCACTGGTGCACTGGGCTTCCGGCAGGGGGTAAGATGGCGAGATGCCCCCTGTGGACTGGGACCTGCTGCGAGCGGAGATGCCGCGGTGGAAGATCGAGTTGGCCAACCGGATGCGGGAGGAGATGACTCCTCCAGAGCAGAGGGTCTGGAACTTGGTGCGCGACCGCGGGATGGGGGTGGAGTTCGGGGCGCAGGTTCCGCTTCTGGGCTACATCCTGGACTTCTTCTGCCCTCAGCTGGGCTTGGCCATCGAGACGGACGGGAGGCACCACGGATCCGCTCGAGTACGTCGCAGGGATACGGTTCGAGACAGGGTGTTCCGAGAACACGGGGTCTGGACTCTTCGGTTCACGGCCTCGGCGGTCGCCGATGACCTGCCCAGGGTGGCGTGGGGCATCAGGCAGGCCATCCGGATTGCGAGAGAGGTCAGCGACCCATGGATCAGAACGAGCGATCTCCTGGATGTTCTCATCCGGCAGCTCTGCAAGGACAGGTCGAGGATCTCTGGGGTAGACCGGAGAGATGTTCGCCAAGAGGTGCTGGTCCGCGTGCTCAAGAGCGGCGGGATTCTGAGGATCGCATGATCAGAGAGCGCCATGGGGAGCGCATCTTGCGGGGGTTCGGGAGAGAGGCGAGGATCGCATGACCGACCTTGGTCTTCTGCCCACGGAGCGTGACGCATGAGCCTCTCGGAGGTGCTGGCGAAGCTCCAGGTGCTGGAGAAGGCGGCGACGCCGGGGCCGTGGAAGCAGGACGATCACTCGGCTGTCCTTGCTCCGGGAGGAGACGAGTTCCCGTATGGGAGCAAGTTGGTTGCAGAGACGCCCAACTACCTCGGCAACGCGGCCTTCATCGCGGCCATCCGGAACGCGACGCCTGCGCTGCTCAGGATCGCACGTTCGGCAACGCGGCAGTTCACGTGCTCGGGTAGCACGATGCTGGAAGTCATCAGCGACACGGAAGAGCGGAAGCATGAGCTGAAGATGGCCCTGAAGGAGCTGGAGACGGTGGATCTGCCCACGGAGGCTGGGGCGTGACGGAACGGACTCACGACGAACGGAAGGAAGAGGATCTGGAGCGCGTCCGGCGGCACGTCGCGCAGCTCGCCGAGCACTTCGACTCGGTTGAGGTCTTCTGCACGCGCAGTGCTGGCGAGGAGACGATGAGCGTGAACTTGGGGGCCGGCAACTGGTTTACCCGGTACGGACAGGTTGTGGAGTGGATCCTGAAGGCTGATGCGCGCACCTGCAATGCGGTGGATGCAGAGGACGACATGTGAGGCGCATGGAACCGCAGCTTGATCCCGGGATCCTGGAGCGGCTGCTCCCGTGCTACGCGGAGAGCATCGAGGTCGCGCTGGCCAACGGCCACACCCTCCGGGATGCGTTGGCCATCATGGGGCGCGAGATCGACGGGATCGCGGACGTGAAGCTCCGGAAGGGCGAGATGTCCAATCAGCACCTCGCCCACGACGAGCCGTGAACATCGTCGTCCTGGACTTTTCCCGGGATTTTCCTTGACGCCCTCGGGAAGGCCCCGCTAGCCTCCCCGGCATGAAGAACAAGCCCAAGGCGTCGAAGTCTCGCTCTCCCCTTCAGGTCGGCAACGCGGTCCTCATCCGCACGGTGACGCACTACCACACCGGGCGCATCGTCGAGATGGACGAGCACAGCGTCGTTCTCGAAGACGCAGCGTGGATCGCGGACACGGGCCGGTTCGGGACCTTCCTGAAGACCGGCGAACTCAAGGAAGTCGAACCCTTCCCGGGGCTCGTGTCGGTGGCCCGGGGATCCATCGTGGACGTGACGGCCTGGCCGCACCCTCTGCCCCGCGAGCAGAAGTAGACCCGTGACCGCCGCAGTCCTGAGGATCGGCTACGAACGGCCGCGGTCGGGGTCGCGGTCGCGGTCGCGGTCGCGGTCGGGGTCGTGGTCGCGGTCGGGGTCGTGGTCGTGGTCGCGGTCGTGGTCGCGGTCGTGGTCGCGGGCGGGGTCGTGGTCGTGGTCGCGGTCGGGGTCGTGGTCGTGGTCGTGGAGCAGCCGGTGAAGCGATCCTGTGATCTCATGGCGCTCTTCCGGTCTTCTGGGCGATCCATCGAACGCGCGGCCGGAGAGGCGGGCCTCTCCGAGAAGACGTTTCGCCGGCTCATTGCCAGAGAGAAGCGCAAGTGGCACTGGCGTGTGCTCATGGCTGCGGCGCAGTGGGCGAGCGCGCGATCCGGGCGCAAGGTGACGGAGGAGGACGTGTGGGACTGGCTCCAGGGAGACAAGACATGACCGCCGCCGTTCTCAGGATCGGCTACGAACGGCCGCGGTCGTGGTCGCGGTCGCGGTCGGGGTCGTGGTCGCGGTCGTGGTCGTGGTCGTGGTCGGGGTCGTGGTCGTGGTCGTGGCCGCGGTCGGGGTCGCGGTCGGGGTCGCGGTCGTGGTCGTGGAGCAGCCGGTGATGCTGCCTACCCCTCAGCGCCCGGCTCCCGCTTCTCGACGCGCGCCCTTCGTCGCACCTCGCGCCCCTCCTCGGACTCGATCCACTCCCTGAAGGGCACGTAGCGCGAGGGGGCCGGATCCGGCACGGGGGCTGGCATTCGGCACTTCCAGCACTCCCCGGCCATCCGGTGGACGGGACACCAACGCTTGTCGGGGTCGGTCATCGCGCGGTCAGTCCGTGCCACGCGATGCGGCGCGTCTCGATGGTGAATTCGCCGAACCCGGCGTCCACCTCGTCGTAGATCGCTTGAGCGAGGGGATCCGCAAACGTCACCCCATCCGCCCTCGGCACGCCGTACCGAGGAGGCACACGGCGCATCTTGCCCTTGAGGCCCCACAGGCGCATGAGCATCCTGCGCCACTTGGCCTGCTTGCGGCGACTGGCGCTCACGAGACGTTCTCCTCAACAGGGGGAGAGCAGAGAACCGCAAGCCGCCTCTCGGCTTCCGCGTCTCCCTTGAACCAGGAGCCACGCACGGACGTGCCGTGCTCCAGGAGGTCCAGCCTTGTGAGTTCGTGGAGGATGATCTGGACGAGGCGCTGGTCGAGACTCGTCTTGAGCGCGAGGTCGGTGAAGTAGCAGTCCGGTCCGCCGAGGAGGAGCAAGTCGAGGATCGACTGGAATGCCTCGGTGATGGCGCTGTCCGAGCATCCGCACCAGCCAAGCGCCTCGAACAGCGAGTCCTCGTTGAGTTTCGTGTTCATCGTGCGGCCTCCGCGAACAACAGCCCCATGCGCTCCTTGGCCTTCACGGGCTTGCCCTTCGGGGCCAGCCGTTCGCGCAGCTCCGCGTTCGGCTTCCACCGGCCCTCGTGCATCAGCCACCCGCGCACCAGCGTGTGCGACACCCCGAGGATCACCGCCGTCCGCCGCATCCCCAGGACCGCCACCACGCACCGGATCGCCCGGAGCCATGGAGGGTCCCCCGGGAGCACCTGGAGCAGGCGGGGGTTCGTGGGTCGGCCGGTTCTCATGGAATCATGTTGCCATTGCGGGGCCTCTCCGTCAAGATCCTGGGCATGAAGAACCTCTTCCTCTTCGTGGCCCTTCTTCTCGCGGGCCTTCTCCGGGCCTCGGATATCCCGCTCTCCACGGTCACCGCCTTCGGCTCCTCGGGTGGCGTCTCAGTCCTGGCGCTCTGCTCCGGCGAGACGGTCTTCGCCGAGACCGGGAGCATCTCCGTCCGCGGCACTTCCCTGCACTTCGACGGCCCGAGCGTCACCCTGACGAACGGCCCGAACATCCTGGAGACCTCCTACGTGGACGCGCTCAACCGCACCCACGTCGTCAAGACGGACTGCAACGGGCTCTCGCCGGATCAGTGTGCGACGATCCACCTGAAGTTCGTCGCCGCCATGCAGAAGCTTTTCCCCCCGAAGGGAGCCTGAGATGCCGTACTGTTCGATCAACACCGTGAACGCCGCCGCTGCCCGGAAGTTTCGGGTGTCCTGCACCGTCCCCGTCTTTCCCCAGGAACTCCCCGCCGGCATGGTGCCCCTCCCCGCGGGCGCATCGCCCACCTCCGAGCGGATCGCCACGCTCGCCAACGGCGTGCTGCTCTTCCGCGTCTCGGCGACCCTGGATCTCGCAGCCTTCGCGTACTCGAACATCCCCGTGGACTTCGGGCTCTCGCCCGCACCAGTCGGCCCCACATCCCTGGAACTTCCGGACACATGGCCACGCCACGAGCGCGTCGCCCTTCAGGGATGGCCCGGAGCCAGGGTCGCCGACTTCTGGTGGCACTACCGCTGGTCCGAGCCGACCATCGCCGATCTCGTGCTCCCACTCCCGTCGGCCGAGGTCCGCGATGGCGGGGCCCTCCGCTTCTGGCCCGACTTCGCAGAGCGCAAGGGTCTCGCGACCTTTGGCACGCATGTGAACTTCCTCCAGATCCTCAACGCCGGCACGATCCTCGGCGACGGCCAAGGCATCCTCGTACGCGGGCGCGTCGCCGAGCCCTCCCATCCCGACGACCTCGCCCTCTCCGCCTACGCCATCGCCGACAACTGGCCCAAGATGCTGCGCCTCGTGGGCATTCCCCCGTGGCTCGATTTGCCTCGCCTCGCCAACTGGTGCCGCGGCGAAGCCTTCCGCGCCCGCGTGTCCGGCAAGAACGACCCCTTCTACTTCCCCAAGTACCTGAACTCCCCGGGCGGCCACGATACCGGCGACCACTTCGAGTTTGGCGCGGGCATGGGCCGCGGTGTCTGGGCCGCCATGGTCTCGGGCGAACCCGCCATGCTGGACGTGCTCCTCTGCGACGCCGCCCAGGAAGCCGCGCGCCCCATGTCCTTCATGGAACGGGACGGTTCTCCGTACAAGAAGGCCAACCACCCGCAGTGCTGGTTCTCGGGCGGCCGGCCCTATCCGGACTACAGCTACTCGCCCGACATGCTTGGCAAGCCGGCCCCCTGGAACTCCACCCTCAAGAGCCCCGGCCAGCACGGCTTCAACGAGGAGGACCCCGAGCACTGGAGCATCAACCACCTCGTCGGGACCTACTTCCTCACCGGGGATCCCGGCCTTCGCTGGCTCCTCGAAGATCAGGCCGAAGCGATCAAGTCCAACCTCGCGGAGGGGTCGAGCTACAACTACCTCGGCAACGTGCGCGCGGTCGGACGGATGCTGATGACCGCCTCGCAACTCTTCGAGGCGCTGGGCGACCCGGACCTGCTGACGTGGATCCGGGGATGGTTCAAGGTGCTCAAGAGGATCTGGGTCGGCGGCACCGTTTCCGCGGATCCCGTCAAGGTTCACGTCGTCCGCGCCGATGACTTCTGGATCAAGGGCAAGAGCATCTGGAACGCCTACGAGCACAACTTCCTGGTCACGGGGCTCGTGGCGGCTCACGGCGTGACAGGCGATCCCGACATGCTGGCCATGGCAAAGCTCGTCGCCGAAACCTTGGTGCGGTACGCGTGGCGCGAGGTGCAGCCGGGGCTCTGGCACACGGCGCGGCTGGTCGAGTACGTGCCCAACGGCGAGCCGCCCGATCCCGCCACCACGTATTGGCAGGCGCTCACCGCGGACGGGACCTTCGACGACAACGGCATCGCGCCCGTGATCTTTGCGGGGCGGGACTGGGGCATCGAACCGGCGCGGTGCGCCGCGATCATCGCGTCCGTCAGCGCGCGCAGGCGCTCCTCGGACGGCTACGGCGGCCCGGACCGCTACTGCTCCTGGGCGAGCGTGTGACATGGCCATCCAGCTTGTCATCACCGTCAACGAGGCGGGCCAACTGAGCATCCAGGCGCCCCCGGATGTGATCATCTCCTACGGACTGCTGTTGGCGGCCGCGTTCGCGCTCCACGAGAACGCCAAGGCGCAGAGTGAGAAGAAGATCATCCCCGCGAGCCCACTTGGGTTCCTCCCCGGCGGTAAGATGCCCGGATGACTCTCACTGTCTCGTTGGTGCTCCTCCTTCTCGCCCTGGTCTTCCTCGTCGCGCACGCGATGGGCAAGTTTCCGCTCTGGCCGGCGGTCCTTTGCCTGATCCTCCAGCAGTTCGTCCTTCTCCTTCCAGCGCGATGAAACTCCTCCTTGGCCTCCTCCTCGCGGCATCCCTTCGCGCGCAGTGCCAGCAGTACGGCATCGGCGACAAGTCGCGGTCAGATGTGGCGTGCTACACCGGCCTGCACCTCGGCAAGAACGCCGAGTTTTGGGTCACCTTCGGCTTTGGCGGCATGGAGTGGCCCAAGATCGCCTTTCTCCTCGTTGGCATCCGACCACTCAACATCCCCGTGGACTGCGGGCGGATCTACGTGGATCCGTTTCAGGTCCTCGTGGTCGACTTCGTGATCCCCCCAGTCCCTTCCATCGTCCGCATCCCCAGCGATGCCACCCTTGTCGGAGCCAGTCTCTTCTTCCAGGGAGCTGTGACGTGGTCCGATTGCACGGTCATGAGCCCGGGCCTCCTCTGCACGATCCAGCCCTGAATGGCGATCCCCGCCCAGGACGTTCACGGCACGCCCCTCGCCGTGGGGCAGCCCCGCGTCCTTCTCTACGCGACCGTCAAGGAGCTGATCGGCGACGACGCGATCTCCGTCACGCTCGCCGACGGGCACATGATGATCGTGAATCCATCGACCCAGGTGGAGGTCATCGACGACGCCACCTCGGTCCACGACCTCATCGCCGCAGCCATCGCGGCAGCCATCCCCACGGGAACCATCGTGCTGTGGTCGGGCTCGGTGGCTTCGATCCCCGCGGGCTGGTCCCTCTGCGACGGAACCAACGGCACCGTGGACCTCCACGACCGGTTCGTCGTCGGGGCCGGCGGCTCCTACGCCGTCGGGGCAACCGGCGGCGCAGCCCAGGTCACGCCCGCTGGGACGGTCTCGACGCCGACGTTCGCGGGCAACCAGGCTGCACCTACTTCCGTCGAAAACGGAGCCATTGACCCCATCTCCGTCGTTTTGGATCCCTACGTGCCCTCGGGCACCATCTCGTCCCCGGCGTTCACCGGTGCATCCAGCGAGAACCGGCCGCCCTTCTTCGCGCTCTGCTACATCCAGAAAGTCACGGCCCAGCCGCCCGCAGGCCCCGATCAAACCGACGGCATCGTCCAGGCCCCTCGGCAGCGCCTCGTCCGCATCGGCCCGCGGAACCGCAAGGGGCCGCCCATCCTCGCGCGCCGGCCTTGACGGGAGCCCTTGCTTTCCGGGGGCGATGTGGCCAGATACCACCCTCGTGTCCGCTGGTCTCCTACCGTGAACCGTCCCTAAAGGAGGGTTAGTCCCATCGCAGACGGCATCTATTACGTCGATCGTCGCCTCCCCTTCTCCGTCGCCGACTTCGGCGCGATCACCCCAACCACGACCCAGAAGGCCGTGTGGCCGGTGGGTGCAACGTCTCCGACGATCCTGCCCGCGAACTACTGGACGGTCGGCAAGACGCTCCGACTCACCGCGAACCTGAAGCTGATGACCGGCACGGCCGGCAACTCGACGTTCGCCATGGCGTACGGCGCGGCCGACGCTCCCGCAGCCGTCGTCGTCGCGGCGACCCGGGCCAAGATCGCCTCCGTCGGCCCGTTCGGCGTCTTCATCCAGGGCTACGCGACCTGCCGCACGACCGACACGTCCGGCACGCTCTCGATGTGGGGCTTCGTGGTCCCGGACCTCGGGGCCTTCCTCTCGACCACGGACTGCTGGGTCTTCCCCAGCAACGGCACGACCGTCGTCTCCACCATCGACACGACCGTCGGGACCAACGCGCTCTTCTTCGAGTACGCGACCTCCGCCGGCACCGACTCCATCGTCACCACGGATGTCGTGCTCGAATCCATGAACTAGTTCTCGTGGCGCTGAACTAGTGCTCGCGGCGCTGAGGCGCCCAGATGCCGATTGACATTGACGACGCAGTCTTCGATCCGGGCCAGGTCGCCAAGCCGCTCGGCCTCATGCGGCGGCTGGGTGGGCAAGGCTTTGGCCCGCCGGTCATCGTCCAGCAGACCGGAGAGGCAAAGCCGTGGCCGGGGCTGGATTCGAGGACCAAGCCCCTGCTCATGCTGATCGGTCTGCCGCTTCTGGGGCCTCCGATCATCGCGCAGACGCAGACTTCGAGAACCGCGTTCCCGACCGCGGGCACGGATCGGCTCGGAGGCGTGGTTCCACCCCGGACGCTGCTCCTGAACATCGGGCACCCCATCCTCCCAGGAGGACCGCCGCTCCTGGTGAGCACGCAGAACCGCCAGACCAACTACTACCCGAAGCAGGGCGCGGACTTCCTCGGCGGCCTTGTGCCGCAGCGGCCCTTGCTCATGCGGATCGCGCTCTTCGGCCCGCGCGGGGATGGCGGCCTGGCGATCCGTCAGAGGCAGATCGGCGACACCCTCACGTTCCCGATTCCAGGCGGCACGCTCTGGCCCTCCATGCCGCGGCTCCGGCGCATCGGATCGCCGGCAGCCCAGGGTCCTCCGATCCTTGCGAGGCAGCAGTACGACGGCGGCGGCGCGAACACCCTGCCAGTCTTCCTCGCGCAACAGGCCATCGCGATGAACTGGCTGCCGTTCCTGGGGCCATGATGCGCTTCACGATCCCCTTCATTCCCGCGGCGAAGAAGAATGGGGGGATGATCATGGTCAACAAGGCGAACGGGAAACGGTTCTGGGCTCCCTCTGAGAACGCCCGCAAGCAGGAGGGTTACGTGGCCATGCTCGCGCGCACGCGATACCGCGGCCGCCCCATCCTGGAGGAACACGACGTGGGCATGAAGATCACCTACTTCGTGGACCGCGAGCAAGTCGAAGTCGAAGTCGAGGATCTCGGTGTTCCCTTGACGGGAGGGAAGAGCGGGAGGAAACGTGACATTCAAAATCTTCCATGCCTCATCTGCGATGCCATCCAAGGAGTGATCGTTGAAAACGACCGACAGATCAGCCGCCTCACCGTCGAGCGCGTCTATGGAAGCAGCACCCAACCGGTACCTCGTGCGGCAGGCGAAGGCCAGCGACGTGACCAAGGACGGGATCAAGCTCCACTACATGAGCGTGCCGCAACTCCCGTACGGCGAGGTGGTCTCAGCGGGGGAGGGAACGGATCTTCCCGTGGGAGCCATCGTGTTCTGGATGCCGGGCATCCCGCTCCCGATCCTCAACCCGCTCACGCGCGAAGAGTTCCTGGCGCTCCACAAGGATGAGGTGCTCGCGGCCTTCACGGGCGTGACCGCCGAGGAGTGCGCGAAGATCATGGCGCCCTCGGCCACTGCCCCCGATCGAGAGGCCGAGAAGGAAGCCAGGAAGCGCATCATCGCGGGTTGATCCGTGCTCAACTACGACGACTACGACGCGCTCAAGGATGCCTTCGGCTTCCAGACCGCGCGCAAACTCCTGCACCTCTGGGAGGACGGGAAACTCATCAAGGACGAGGAGGAGCGCAACGAGCAGTGCTTTCCGCTGCTCCGGAACCTCTTCCCTGACGAAGCATCCTTCACGCAGGCGCTCTTCTGGATCCGCACGGACACGGCCGGGAGCCTCGTTCAGCTCAAGGACAACCTCGCCCAGCAGCGGATGATGGCCTACGTCCGCGACTGTGAAGCGAACGAGAAGCCGATCCGCTGCATCATCCTGAAGAGCCGGCGCCAGGGGGTCTCGACGCGCATCCAGGCCATGCTCGCCTACCGGGTCCTCACGATCCCGCACTTCGAGGCGTTCGTCGTGGCCCACGAGAACAGGAGTGCCCGCGAAATCTTCGGGATGACGCTCCGGATGCTGAAGTACCTCCCCTTCAAGCCCGAGCTGAACGTCGATCGGCGCGACGAGATCCAGACCACCTTCGACAGCAAGTACACGTGCCTCACCGCCGCGAACGAGGACGTGGGCCGAGGCTTCGGATCCCACTGGGTCCACCTCAGCGAGATCGCCTTCTACCCGGACGCGGACAGCCTCTTCGCGGGGCTGATGAACACGATCGGCCACAAGCCGGGGACCGCCGTGTTCCTGGAGTCCACGGCCAACGGCGTCAACAACCTGTTCTGCGAACTCTGGGGGAAGGCCGTGAACGGCGAGAACGACTTCTTCCCGATCTTCCTGCCGTGGCACGAGGACGCCCAGAACACCATGCACGTCAGCCCTCGCGAGCGGGAGAAGATCCTCGACAGCCTCTCGAAGTACGAGGCGTTCGGCAGGGAGAAGTTCCAGTGGAGCGCCGAGCAGATTGCATGGCGGCGCCACAAGGTCCGGAACAGCTTCGGCGGCGATGACACGCTCTGCCGGCAGGAGTACCCGTCGTTCCCCGAGGAGGCGTTCCTGGTGACGGGCACGCCGGTCTTCTCCATGGAGCGGATCGAGGAGCTGCGGCGGTTTACCGTGGACCCAGCGCAGGTGGGAGTGCTTACATGGGCGGCCAACTGAGGTGATCCAGTGCCCAGCGTGAGTCAGTCCCAGGCGGCGTTCGTGAAGAACAAGGCGAAGCAGGGAGAGGCATGGGCCAAGGAATGGCACGCCGAAGACAAGAAGCGCGGCACCAAGCGTCTTCCGAGGAAGAAGGCTGCCAAGAAGCGATGACGACGGCCCGGCCCCGATCCTTCTTCGTCCTCAAGGAACTCCGCCAGAAGGCCGAGGTCGTTCCCTGGTCCATCGACCCCAAGACGGGCGACAAGGTTTCAACGCTCCGCGTCTTCCTCCTCGTGCGCGATGGATACGGCCAGACCTATGCGCTCCCCTCCCTCCTTCCCGATCCCTCCGAAGAACTCCAGGAGATGGCCCGCGATCTCCGTGTTCCGGCCAAGGTCGTCAAGAGGCGCTGGAAGGCCGGTGCCCTCCTCCGCGCCGACCAAGCGGACAACGCCGAGCTGCGCCTCTGTCTCCAAGCCATCGCCAACGACATCGCCGGGCTCATGGACGCCGTTGCGGCCCGGGGGCTGGCCATCGAGATCGTGGCTCGGACGAAGCCTCCGGTGGATGGGGCTCCTCCTGTTCCGCCTGTCGGGGATGCCACTCACGGAGACCCCGATGCTCCACTTCACTGACTGGCGCACGATGAGGTGGGGTGCGCCGCAGAGAACCCCCGCGTCCAGCGAGAAAGCCGCCGAGTACCAGAAGTACCTGGAAGAGCACTCGGGCGGCCCCAAGATGGACTTCCTGTAACCCGAGGTGATCCATGCCCAAGCGAAAGCCACAGCCCAAGCGCCCGCCTTGGTTCAACCTGCTCCGTGAGGAGATGCGCGCGGAGATCGAGCGCCATCTCGCGCCCCTCAAAGCGGGGGTCCAAGAACTCGCCAGTCGTGCGGATGTTCTGACCCGGATGGAGCGGATGCGGGTGCTCGCCAACCTGACCCGTCCAGACATCGGCGACCAACTGGAAGAGGATCTGGAGGGGCTCATCATGCAGACCATGAAGGACCGCAAGATCAAGCCGCCCACGAAGACCCACTCGGCCACCGGTTTCATCTCGGACGGCGCGCAACTCCCGACCGTCCCGAAGCCCACGGAGGACGAGTGACCTCCTTCGACTTCAAGGACGAGGCTCCGGTCCCAGGGCTGCCCCAGGGCTTCCAGGGGCCATCGCTCCATCCCAACTCCATCGCGCGCTACGGCGTCGGCGATGACGACGGCCCCAAGGGCTTCACGCGCCAGGAGCAAGCATTGATGGGCGGAGCGCAGCAGATGGCAGCGCCCGCGACCGTGTGGGCCTGCGCGCAGTGCAAGCACTCGCTCGTGACGTTCTCTCGCGCGGGCGATCCCAGGAGCGCGAAGTTCTGGTGCAGGATCGTGGCCTCCGAGATGCGGAACCCCGTCGCGGAATGCACGGGGTTCGAACGGAAGGCATGACCCGCCTCTGCTTCGAGCAGGCCGATGGCGGCGCCCTGAAACTCTGGGAGCGCCCCATCCACGGCTTCGAGTACGTCATCGGCGTGGACGTGGCCGAGGAGAAGCTCAAGGAGGGCTACCAGCGCGGGCGCGTCACCGTCCAGAAGCTCTCGCGCCGCGACTTCACGGCGGGCTACGTCCTGGAACGCGAGTCGGCCCGGATCGTCGCGGCCATCCACGGCTCCATGAACACGCCCGACGCGGCGCTCATGTGCTACTCGACGGCCATGTGGTTCAACGAGGCGCTCCTGGCCATCGAGGTCTCCGGAGCCGGCCGCGGGATCCAGGACATCATCGCGAACGAGTGGCACTACCCCCGGTGCTTCGTCCAGCCGGCGTTCCACAAGATCGCCGTCTTCGGGAACCAGGTCTCCGAGTTCGGTTGGAAGACCACGACGATCACTCGGCCGCTCATCATCTCGGCCGTCCAGCAGTACCTCCAGGACAGCGACCAGACGATCCCCGACAAGGGGCTCCTCGACGAGCTGGGTACCATGGAGTACGACCGGATGGGCAAGCCCCAGGCGTCCGGCCGCAAGAAGGACGACCGCGTGTTCGCGTTCGGCATCGCGCTCATGGCGCGGCGCTACCTGCTCCAGTCGGAAGGGCCGGAGCCAGAGGAGCAGAAGTACCAGCACCTCCCGTCCTTCGACCAGACCGCCTGGAAGAAGGTCGATGAACTTGCGGCGGCGTCCACGGCAGCGGAGCGTGAGTACGATGGCGACTACTGAGTGGCTTCTCGCAGGCGTCTGTCTTCTTCTTGCCGCCCTGCTCGTCTGGGAGCGGCTCTCAGGGATCGCCGAGCGCGAACGGATCCGGGACCGATCCGAGGCCCAGGACGACAGCCGCCAGAAGATGATCGAACGGATCCTCAAGGACGGCCAGGACCGCCTCAC